TACCGATGCTTGGCTGCATCGTAGCGTCTTCCGGAAAAATGTGTGTCCACAGACCCTTTCCGCTTGGGTTGTGGCCGGTGATCGAATAAATCTTCATGCCGGTTCATCCTGTAGAAACTCTACCAGAACACTGTAGCCGTGAGAAACCTGCTGTGCAAACTGCCAAGTAATACGCTCATCGCCGTCATCAATCTTTAATCGATCAGCGATCCCGTCAATGACGCCCTTGCAAGAACTGACGTTACCGTCAATATCCATTTTCCTAGGTCCGAACCGCGTTATGCGTACCGTGATTGGCACGTCCTCACGCTTGGTCATCAAGTAGGCAGTCAGCCTGTGTTCCTTGATGAAACTCGCTCGCTTGGCCCAGTGCATTCTCAGATTTGAGAAGTTCCTTAGCCTAAGAGGCAGCCTAACCGATTGAACGATTTTCACGCCCCATCCTCTCGCACTGCGACGAAAACCCGTTCTCCCAAGCCTCGCCGCGATAGTCGCCCTTGAATGGATTGTCGGACAGCTTCTTCCCGCCCCGTCGCGCCTGCTCGCCCAGCGCCCGGGCCTTCTCCCACTCCCTTCTGCGTTCTTCGGTAGTCATGTCAAGTGCCCCCTTTCAATCGGCCAAATTCCCCGCTTACGCGCGCTCCTGTAGCGTCTGTAAGCCTCATCCTTAGCAACCCCCAGCACTGCGCCGATGGCGGCATAGGTCATGTACTTTCCATCTAACAACACCTGCAAGACTTGCGACTTATTGCCGCGCTGCCTGGCCTCTGCGGTTTTTACCTTATACGCCATCTTGCCACCCGATCAATTCGTCTTGCAGCTTCAAAAGATCATCGTCCGAACCATAGGCCTGATGAAATGCTTTCGACCCATCCATCAAACTAGGCCCGAAGTAGCAGACCATTTCAGTCGTCCTATATCCATCTAAGGGAACTTTGCGATGGTGGTGAGCGCAAAGCGCGATTCCGAATCGGTGGCCTCGTCGGCGCCCTCCCATTAGCATGTGATGGTAGTCGCACCCATCGTTGTCGCAATAGTTCCCGGTCTTCTCTTGCTGGATAATGCAGGCCATGCATCTGCCCTCCTTACAAGCAACGATCCTCTCGGCTTCGCGCTTGGTTGGCTTGCCGGTTGATAGTCCTTTTTTCATTCCGCAACCTCAGTGAATCTCACATCGTTGTCAGCACCCCAGGCATACACGAACTCTATCAATTCTGCGCAGTCTCGCTTGTTAAGCTTGCTAGTCCGGACCGGAACAATATCGATGCCGTGACCGTCAAGAGCGGGGAGAATTTCAACTGGCTCACCCCTTGCGCGGCACCAAGCCGAAACCATAAGGCGCTTCCATACTTCAACATCTCGTTTCTTTCCTGCCCATTCGACCTGATCCGCGACTTCGGACAGCATGGCGTGAAGCTTGGCGTTCTCGTCTAGAGTTCTTTTAGGCTCGCCAATCGTTATCCGAAGGACTCGCCCGTTGGTCACCTCTTCGCCGATGAACTGATCCATCACGCCTTTAACAGCACGCCACCTTGGATTTTCTCGGTCTAGTTGAAACACTCGATTAGCCATAAACCCACTTCCCTACCATGTCGCGATGTCCAAAGTCTCGCGCGGCATCGGCGAAGCTGGCGCCGTCAATTTGCACGATTCTCTCGTTAATCTCTCGCGGCGGTGAGCGGACGTAGCCGGACCAGTCGCGGCGCGGCGCATCAGTCCCACCGCTGTTAGATGGCTGACTCCCGCTGCCTCGGCTATCTCGTTTGCGTTGTACCTTTCGAGCATTAGAAGCCATACATCCCCCTTTTCGATGTTCATTGGCAAGCCTTGAAACCATCAATCCACTGCTGTGTTGGCTTGTATCGCCTATCGGATTCAGGCCACCGGTTGATGAGCCGGCCATCCTTCATCTTCGCGACGGACCAACCATCGTAGATACCGCGAATCTCGATGTAGGCTTCTAGTTCGGATTCATCAATTTCCATTCAGCACCTCACTGAACTCATCCCGCTGCACCGTGCAGCACCAGAATACCTCGACGCAGTGACCGCAAAGGCACTGGACCCCTGATGCGGTCGTGACCTCTGTGGAGGCTTCGGCTTCGCATTGGGAGCATTCCATTAGACTGACTCAATCCTTATACCAGCGATCACCGCGCAAGCTTGAAGCAAGTCGCCGCCATAGGTGCATCCTGAGCCGTAACCTCCATCGCCGAGCTGAACTAAGCTATCCTCACTTGAGGCAAGCTCAAATTCCTTAGCGTCGTCATATTCATATGGATTCCTGCTGTATAAGGTCCAGCAATCGTTATCCACAATGGCAACTGCGCCTGGGTTATCTCGGATAATTTGAACCAAGTCTTTCTTGCCCATACCATTTCCTCAGTTGTTTTCAGTTAGTCGCACCAGCATGAAATTTCATCGTCTGCCGAATCCTCCGGACTTATGTCCGGCTCATATTCGGCAGAGTCCGAAACAAAGTCGGCGAATCTTTCGCTAACTCCGCGCTCAACAAGCCGTCTCCGGTACATATATCGCCACTCTTTCTCGTTCATAACCCCTCCTGTCCTACCTAACAACGCGCGATGCGGGGGAAAGCGGACATCATTTGTCTTTGAACGGCACCACATTTTCCAATTCTGACCGGACGCCGCCGCTTTCCCTGAACTCTCTCCACATCAGGGCATGTCCTGGGCAATAGTGCATATTCGGAGAAACCTCAAAGGAATGTCGGTGGCATAGAGGCATGTCGCATGTTTTCCCATCCGAAACCGGGAAGTCGCAAAGGTTCTCGCCTACATCACCGCAATTGGAGTCGCCACAATGCGGACCTAATTCGCCGCACAAGAAGCCTTTCCCGCCACCCTCAAGATGGATCGTATAACAGGGCATCACTCATCCTTCCCATAGAGCAGCTTGCGAAGAAGCGGGCCTATCTGAGCGCCCGCAAAAGTCACTTGATGTTGATGAAAGGAAGCGCGCCACCGGCATTCGTGGTAGGCAGATGTCCGTCCCACTTTTCGACCGCCGTCATTTGAACGATTTCTGGATTCGCCGTGATGGCCTGGGCCTTGACTCGGATCGCATTAGCCTGAGCCTCAGAAATGATCCGCAACGATTCAGCCGAGCCGAGCGCGTTGGCAATCTTCACGTCTGCCTCAGCCTTCGCCTTGGCGACCTGATTCTGCGCACGCTGAGCTTCCTGCGTCATGGTGATCTTAGCGTTGATGGCCTGCGTGACGGTAGGCGGCAAACGAAGCTCGCCGACCCAATAGATTTTCTCGATGACGATGCCCAAGGCTTGGACCTGCTCGGTTACATCCTTCTGGACCTTGGCGATGAGGTCAGTCTTGCCCTTGCCGTAAACAGTTTCGACCGGAAGCGTCGAGCCGTTCTTCACCAGCGAATCGCGGACCATATTCCGCAGGTAAATGTCGGTGATTTCATCCACGCCCTTGCGATACTTCTGGAAGACCAAAGCGGCCTTCTCGGGGCGGATGTGGTAGCTGATACCCACGTCGGCGGTGACCGGCAGACCCTCGGCTGTCTGAAAGCCGACCTCTTCGTTCGTGCAATCGCCTTCCTGGCAATCCTTGGCCCAAGTGTAGTTCTGCGTGAACGTCGGAAACAAATACATTTCCTCGTTGAATCCCACCCAATGACGACCGGGCGACTTCTCTTCCACGTCCACGCCCTTGGAGCCGCCGAGCAAGTAGACCTTAATGCCGACGTTACCGGCCGGGACCTTGTAGATGTTTGCCATGACAACCAAGCCCGCGACCAACACGAGAATGCCTGCCACACTTGCGATGATGACCTTACGCACTATTCTTCTCCTTCGGAATGTAATTTCGGATTACGCGATACGTCGCGTAAAGAGTGGCGATGACCAGCAGGAACCCGATGATTGGAGCCGCATCGTTCTCTGCTGAAACTAAGAACGGAGCAACGAATCCAAACAGGACAAGCCACCACAAAATAATTCCGATAGCTTTCAACTCAGTTTTCATAGCGCGCCTCAAATTGGTCTGCGGGGACGCAGTACATCAGCACTTCTTTGTTGTTCGTTCTAGGTTGCGAATCGACTCGCTTGCAACCTGTCAGACAAATCACGATTGCGATCAGCATGATTTTCATTCTTGTTCCTTAGAGGATAGATCGTCTAATGAGAGCCTTTGGGCTAGATAGCACGCATATGCTGTCTCCAATCCGTGTCATCCCATCCACCCTTTCCGATATTGCAGTCATCGCATAACACTTGCAGATTTGAAAGCACAAGCGCCAACTCGGGGAAGCGTGAGCGTGGCTTAATATGGTCAACATGGAGCTTTATGCCGTCGTGCTGCGATGCACCACACAACTGACAGCATCCGTTGCAATTCTTTAGAGCTTGGTAGCGGAGTGATCGCCATTCAATCGACTTGTAGAACTTGTCGTCTGGCTGCCGTTTCGGAGGCTTCTGTGTCCCCTTCTTAACTCTCTTCCTGCGTAATTTCGCTTTCACATAATTGAGTTCTTGAACCCTAGTAGGCACTAGATCACTAGGTGGCTTCCAGAAACCTCTTAGGTTTTTCATATCTGCTCTTGGGTGGGTGTTGAGGGCAAGCAGAAGCTAACCCTTGCTACTGGGTTAAGTTCTGCTCTCGTCCGATACTGCTCTCCGGAGCCGTGCGTCGGTACAAGCCCAAAGGTCAAGCTGCTTTGCCTAGGGTTCCATCACTTGAGGGAGAAGCCCCCTCCTATCGACCTGATGGATTGCGCTACGGTCGCTGATTGCATGACCCTGGTGCTTGCCTCACCATGCCCCCAGTCGTCCCAGGCAGGCGAATCGCCAAAAGAAAACCCCCAGGAGGCTTAGAGGGGCGGGCCTTGGCGAGGCAATCGACAGAGACGGGGCTTAGATCGTCTTGCTGATTACACCGCCCCTCTAAATCAACTGGGGGTTGTGCGTTCATTCTAAGCCCTAACACTGCCGACTGCCACATCAGCGCGGATAGTCCATCACGATTCGTTCACGCCGTCAAGACATTTCTATCACGAAGCGTCCACGCCATTTTCATCCCTCCAACCACATCCCCAGCCCGGTCCATAGGGCGATGGCGGCTTCTGTCGATAGTCCGAGCGGCGCAATGTCCGGTCCGTTGTAGATTTCTACCGCGTAGCCATTCGAGACTTGGAAAATGTCAATGTGCCTATCCTCATCAATCCGTACCGTCTTGCAGGGATAGACCCCGGCGGGGATGCCTTCGGTGACGATCATGCGACCTTCCCCATTACTTCGCAGATATACGTCAGAATCATCTTTGCGGATTCGTGACTGCCCTCCTTCCATAGAGCCACAGCATTTTCAACCGGGGTCGAAAGGGTGCCTGTGACTTGGCCGAATATCGCCATTTCCAAATCCTCAGTAAAACCTTCAATCTCGGCCTGTGGCCCATTACGATTAGCCACCGACAGGATGCAGGCGGCCAAGTCCCACGGATCATGTTCATCGCTCATTCTCTTCTCCGCCTATCGCTTGGTGATCATGGATCGAAGTATCCGGCGATATAGCCGTTCGGCGGCCTTTATCAGCCTTTCGTCAGATTGCCAATGCCAGTGATAATAGCCATCTGATTCGTCGCCCTTTTCAGTTGGGTACTTCCTGAGAAGCTGGGCCGTTGCTTCGCCCCAAGCCGCAGCCTTTCGGGTGAAGTAGTGCCGGCGTCGCGTGGGCGCGTAATAGGCTACCCGCTCTCTTCGTTCAATCGCGGGCATCCCTACTCCCCCTCTGTCTTGGGTGGCGGTGGGAGCATTTGTTTCCCGTTCCAGATATCCAAGGCGAATATCACACTTGCCGCTTGATCCGGTGTTACATCGGCTAAGCGAGCAATCTCCCTCAGCCAATCGGCGCAGCGCTGGTCGAGCCTTATTTTCACGTCAACGTGTGTGTCCATTACTGCTTCCTCTCTCTATTGAACCTGATTCCGTCTGTGACGATCATGGGGTGTCCTCTTCAATGGGGATGATGGCGACACGCTTGCCGAGCAAGCAAGGCAGCAATTCCCCTATTACTTGGCCTTTATCCCGTCCTAGATCGTAGCTAAAATATCGGCTTATGCCATATCTAGGTGCATCTTCTACCTTGCGCACAAGCTCAAGGCACTCAGAGAGGATGAACCATTCATGATCCGGACACAGATTGTTCGTGCTAAGGCCAAATGACTTAACGCTGTCCTCGATTATGTCTAGACGTGATTGCAATCGTTCGCTCAGTTTCATCTGACCCTCTCCCCAACCTTTTCTAGCAGGCAGTCTAAGGAGGCCTTAAATTCAGACTCGCAGGGTTCTTGTTTGTCGATGATGGGTTCTAGCTGGTGCGGCCAGAAGACCCAAAAGTCTTCGTTGCTTACCGTGACCCCTATCATTCCTGCTTCTCCACGCGTGTTTTTCTTGTTGGTAGAGTTTACTCGCGCCTCTTTCCCTACCAAACGCTCTGCATTAGAGCCTCCGTTGCATGCAACAATTCTCACCCTCATCCCAACTCTAAAGAAGGCCATTAGACTGTCCTCCGCATATCCCTCGGGAAATACTGCATCTTTAGGCTGCGATTGGATGAGTTGGACGGCGTAAAAATACCGGTCGCTTCAATCACCCCATCACGCAATGCCCGCTGCGTGACTGCACCAAAACTTCTCTGCTCCGGCGGCACCGGAAGCCCTTTTGAATAAGCCCAATTCCTGAACTCTTCGATGGAAAAGGCTTGGCGCTTGCGCAGCATCAGGCGGGAATACCACCGCAAGTAATGGCTGCATTCGTCCAACCACTGAGCGCCAGCATGCTCCGCGCTGCTGGCTATGCCCTGATCGGCTCGTTGGCGTGCGGCTTTGGTGTTCATTTCTTCTTCTCCGGGAATTTGGTCGGGTAGAGGGCTCGCAGGTACATCTGGCGCAGCTTCGGCAGCGGTTCATCTTCCGGCCACTGAGACACAGCAGCCCTTGTGCACTGCATCATCCTTGCCAGGGCGTAGTCGGACGGGATGCCTAGCTTCTTCTTTGCGGATCGTTTCGTAATGTGCATTACAGTCCTCTTGATTGTGGTTTAATTACTGCACGTAAAGAATACTTGCATTCGGCCAAACAATCAAGTACCTTTGCACTTGTCCGGTTCTGGCCGTGACCTGCGTAATAGAGGGAAACAACGGGAGAATGAAGATGGATAACTGGTATCAATCATCCGATGCGCGAGCAGTACATCGGGAGCTGCGCAGGATGAAGGGGCGTTCCGGATTGGTGTATGTCCGTTACGACGAACGAGGCAAGCGCATCGTATCGTTCTGCGAGGACCCGATTACTACGCTGAGACTTTTGCGTGAACTACACCACCGATTCCCGGCCCGCTACGGAGAAATCCGCCAGCGCGTCGTCTCCCAGGTCAATCTGCCTGATTTGAGGAAGTGATGATGAACAATGATTTGAGTGAACGCCAAAAAGAGATTCTGGCCGCGTATGAGCTGTTTGAAGACGATGACATCAGCACCGAGCGATTGCTTCAAATGGTGGCCGATTATTGCGAGTGCGAAGATGTCGGCGAAGTCGTGGACGCTTTATGGGCTGACAGGAACGAAGACGATGAATGAGTCCAACCTAACCCTGCGTCAGTGGCTCCGGGTTAACTCGGAGAGTATTGCCGCCTTCATCATCGGCGCCGTGGTTATGGGCCTGTTCTATGGGCTGATCTTCATTACTTGGACGGCTGGAGGCTGATGAAAATGAAATGCATGGATCATCTATCTTTTGCCGAGTCGAAATGTCCCGATTGCGGACTAGATGTTGACGCCTACGGGAACACTGAGGATCAGTTCGATAACTGCTGCTTCCCCGACTGCGGATGTGATGGCGAACGTCTCTGCATGGCTCCATCGGGAGCTAGTTCTCGGGCACAACACCAGAACGTAGAGGGAATGTGGAGCGGGAAATCGATAAAGCAGCGCAAAGCCGTGTTCGCCTTGATGGACAGCGTGAATAAAGAAAATAATGGGGCCGGCAAATGATCGCCTGGGAGCGCCGCACCGTCGTGGCTGAGACGCCGGCTGATCTGAAGGCGCGGGAGGATCGTATGGATGAAGAGCTGCGCCTAGCCGCCTTCCGATATTCGGCAACCGTAATGGCCGGCAGCCGCCCTAGTTTCCGTCTAATAGAAAAACCACAGCAGGAACAGCAATGAATACCGAAGTAGCCACCATCCCACCGTACGAAGACGGGATAATCAGCGCAAAGGATGACTTCCAAAAGCTAGCTCCGGCTGATTTGAAATACGGCGATGAGGAAATCTTCGCCATGCAAATGTTGACCAAGACCAACTTTGCGTTGGAGACGGCCAACAAGAATCCTCGCAGCGTCCAGTTCGCCATGATTAACGTGGCATCAACAGGGCTGACGCTGAACCCGGCACATGGCTATGCCTACCTTGTGCCTCGCGATGGCGCTATCGTGCTGGATATCAGCTACAAAGGTCTTATCAAGATCGCAACCGATGCCGGCGCTATCCGCTGGGTTCGGGCTGAGTGTGTGCATGAGTTGGACGACTTCGCCTATTCTGGCCCGGCGCGTGAGCCTGAGATACGCACCAACCCGTTCAAGGAGCGCGGACCCATCGTCGGCGTGTATTGCATCGCCAAGACCGTAGATGGCGACGTGCTGACCGAAGTCATGGACTTGGACGCGATCTACAAGATTCGAGATGCGTCTACCGCCTTCACCAAGGGTAGTGTTGGCAAGAAAGGTCCCTGGGAGTCCTACTTCGCCGAAATGTGCCGGAAGGCCGTCATCAAGCGTGCCCGGAAAACTTGGCCGTACTCCGCGCAAAGTGAGCGATTGAACAAGGCTATCGAAATCGCGAATGATGCCGAAGGCGGATATACCTTTGAGCATGTCGAACTGACCGAGGAAGAGAAGCTAGCCAAGCGGAAGTCAGAGCATGACCAAGCCGTAGGGCGCTACTCAGAATCAGTCGCCTTCATCAAGGACCGAATCGCCGCAAAGGACTTTACGGCTGTTGCCGAGGAGTGGCGTGCCATTCCGAAGGATGACCAGATGGCCTTATGGTTAGCCCCGACCAAGGGCGGCTGCTTCACCACCGCCGAGCGCGACTCTCTCCGCAAGAACCTTCCCAGCACCAATAAGGACGCAAACCAGTGAGTCAGATCGTTACTGAATCCCCGATTGCCGAGTACCGCCCGACTGAAGCCGTGCTGGCAGATCTTCGCCAGAAGTACGAGTCTGTCGTCTACGACGTCACTGACAACAAGACCATGGCCATGGCCAAGGCTGCCCGCAAAGAGTTGCGCGACGTTCGCGTGGCGTTAGAGGCCGAGCGCGTGCGTATCAAAGCACCGTCCCTACAAAGGTCTCGCGATATCGACAGCGAGGCCAAGCGCATCACGGCCGAGTTGGAAGCCTTGGAGGAGCCTATTGATGCACAGATCAAGGCCGAGGAAGGGCGGAAGCAGCGCGAGAAGGAAGCGGCGGAACAGGCTGAGCGCGACCGAGTGGCGGCGATCAATGCTCGATTTGACGCGCTCAGGGCGCAGGCCAACGTCCCGCATGATTTCACTAGCGAACAGATCAATGATCGCTTGGCAAACTTGATGGGATCGGACGGAATCCCCGCCGACCTGATGTCGGCATGGACCCATGAGGAGCGCTTGGTGGTGGCCAGCCTACGCGCTAGTCTTGACAAGCAATTAATCTACGAAGCCGAACAGGTGGAACTAGCCGCGCTCAGGGAACAGAAGGCAGCAATGCAAGCCAGCGAGGAAGCGTTCCGAAAGGCTGAGGAAGAAGCCAAAGCCCAAGCTGCCGCCGAACAGGCAGAAAGGGACCGCTTTGCGCGCGAGGACGCGATACGCGCCGAGGCTGAGGCAAAGGCGGCTCGTGATGCAGCCGAGGCCGTGCGCGCTGCTGAGCGCGCTGCGGAAGAGGCGCGGGAGCGGGAACGTCTGGCCACCGAACGGGCCGAGCAAGAAAAGGCAGAGGCCGTCCGTCAGGCCGAACTTAAAGCCCAACGCGAAGCGGAGGAGCGCGAGCGCGCCCGACTGGCCGAAGAGGCCCGGGTAAAAGCCGAGGAAGAGCGCAAGGCCGCAAACAAGGCCCATCAGCAGCGCATAAACAAGGCGGCGGTGGCAGCCCTGACTCAGCATGCCGGACTCGATGAGGAAACGGCGAAGAAGGTCGTAATCGCCATCGCGACCAAGCAAATTCCCTCCGTCAGCATCAACTACTAGCCATGAAACCACCCCAAGGCTTCACCAAAGACCTAAGCCCCGAGGCGCAGAGCCGGCGGGCGCGGGAGAACAAAGGTCTGACTCCCTGGCGATGCGGCCCAATCTGCGCCAGCCGGAAGGCTCACGCCAAGTTCCAGGCCGATCACGTCCAAGTTGATCGCCGCGTGTCCGGTCTTGCGGTGTTTCGGCGTTCTAATGGGAAAGGAGAGTGACATGAACGTTGGCGATCTGAAGAAATTGCTTGAACAGTATCCTGAGGATATGGAAATCCTGTATGCACTCTACAGTGATTACGAAAAGCTAGAAGCGCCGGACAGCATGCTGATTTCTTAGAGCGCCGATATGACCACGCCAGCGACGATCAAGGCTGGGACGAACACAAGAATTGGAGCGGATCATGACCAAAGAACTAGAACTTGTAGCTGATCGTTTGGATAATTTGTCTGGCCGGCTATGTACGCAAGTTGCAAGCAGTAAAGTAGACCTTACTTGGTCGATAGCCCTTAACTACGCTAACGAGATAGAACAAATCAACCATGCCTTAGGCACTGCCTTAGCCAATCTCGCCAATGCTCGGGCAGGCGCGGTGCCTGATAGCCGTCCTATTCATTCCAGCAAAGTCATGGATGACGAGCCGAAATTCGATCTTGTAAATAGAATGATCCCAATGGAGGTGTATTTCTTCCGAGTCGGATGGAATGCCTGTCGTGCCGCCCTAACCGCCCAGCAGAAGGCGCCCGAGGGTAATGGCATTGTTCTGTGTCGTGAGTGCGGAAAGCCGACCATGCACATGGGGACGCTGTGTTTTCACTGTTCAAAGCCCGACAGCGCCGCTCACGATGGTGTGGATGTGGAGCAGATGGCGCGGGAACTTCTTGGTAAGCATCCACTTCCGGATAAGGTTTCATCAGCCAATGGATACGATGCCGCTTGGGCTGCTGGATTCAATGATGCCATCGACCTATGCGAAGAAGATGCCATCCGCGCCATCATCGCCGCCCTACGCCAGCCCGCCACCCGCTGACGATTTCGCAGATGACGATATCCCATTTTAGGTCAACGGACCGAGCCAGGCACAGCCCCACCACTAGGAACTGACATGACCAACGAAACCGAAGCGGTGCGGGCTGAGCCGGTGGTATGGATAAGCGACGCTGACTTGTGCCGCGCACGGACGGATGACAGGGGCATTCTTGCTCCAGTGCGGACTGTGCGCAGAGGCAGGACGGTTCCTCTTTACCCCGCCTCAGAGATAGATCGCCTGACGGGCGAGGTTGAGAGACTGCGTGAGTACATAAAAACCGGGGAAGCTCGGTGGAACAAAGCTATCAGCGCGGCTTTGCGGACAGAGTTAGCGGAGCGGCGGGTGGCTGAGTTGGTCGAGTCTGCGCGTGCGTTCTTGGCCGCATCTGACGCATACGACAGCGCGGAAACGAGCAGCTCTTACCCGGATCATCAGAGCTTGCTGAGTCAGTACAAGTGGTCCCGGCAAGAATTCGAGGATTCTCTCACCCAACCGGAGGCGGATCATGGGTAATGTAGACGTGATTTCTGTGTTGGATGATGCGATTAGTGACGCCATAGAAGATGGAAATCCAATTGACGATGCTTTAAAGAAAGCTCGCGCGGCAATAAACGAGCTTTTTGATGCAGTTCGCGACTACAAAGCCAAACGATCTAGCTACTTATCGACAAAGATCACGGATTGCGAACTTCGCTCATCGGATGCATGGGAAGCATACATGCAAGCCTCATCTCGACTTGATGAGGCTTTCGCTAAAGTCGGAGCCACCCCATGACCAACTTCACCATCCCGGAAGAGGCTTTGGACGTTGCCTTGCGCGCCAGTTTCGCGAAAGCATGCGAGGTCGAAGGCAAGCAATTCGATGAAGACGAGTACCAAGGCCACAAGTCGGAGTCCGATAAGAAGTCTCGACAACATGCACGCGAACTGATCCGCGCCGCCATCGCCGCAGCGCTGCCGGTGATGTTCGAGCGAGTTGGTCACTTCACGGCATCGGCAAGAATCTATTGCGAACAGCCCGCTGACATCCATGACGTTATGAATCCTGGCGTAGCTGTCTACCGAATCAAGGAACCGAAATGAAAGAGCTAGATAAGCTGGTGGAGTTGCCGGAAGGCGTGTGGCCTGACAGCCTGATGATTCGTGACACACAGATTCACGATGACATGGGCGGTCTTGGGCAGAGAATCTATACCACGGCTGGCGCAGGCTATCCCAAGGTGAAGTATGTCCGGGCTGACCTCGTTCCCGAAGCGGGCAAACAATCCGCCGCCGGGGAGAGGGTGGATTTGGAGCAGTTTCGGCCGGCTGTTGAGTGCTGGGTCATGCTTCGCCGGAACGCTTTAGCAGAGAAGATTGCGTTCCGTCTGGATGTGCCTGCGGCACAAAATGATTTGGAAAACGCCAAGCGCCTACTCGCCCTGATCGACAACCAGAAGTCCGGCGAGGGTGAAGGCGACTTGACGGAAGCCGAGCAACAGGGGCCGGAGGAAATGTCTCCAGATTTCACCGACTCCGCACGCGGAGCGATTGCATGGGTTCTGTGGCACCACCAAGGCGGCAGCAGCGCTATCGGACAGCCTCTGCGGTTCGCGCTCGGTATGGGCGCACATGAACCGTTACCTGAGTGGCGCATCGCCGAAGGCAAACGTTGGGCGAAACGAGCTGGCGCCACAACAGCAGATTTCCATGCACCAAACCCCGGCAGCGCCGCTCACGATGTGGTCCCTGATCCGCGTCCGTCATTGCAATATGACGATGAGGGGAATGGTGAGTACAACTACAACGAAGGTTGGAACGACTGCCGAGCAGCAATGATCGCCGCTATAGCTACCGAGTCACCCCCTATTGCCGACGCCAGCAAGCCGGGGCGGGTGGATGTTGAGGCAGGCACGATTGATTCGACTTCAAGTGATTGGCGTAGGTCACCTAAAGGCGTTATTGACCATCTGGATGGTCTGATAGCGCAAAGCAAACCTACGCGCGGCGACTACTTGTCACCTACTGTGCTTGCCTGGACTTCTTCAATCGAAGTCGCTCGCGACATGATCGCCGCCCTATCCTCGCCCCGGGCCGATGTGGGGGATGGCTGATGTCTGTCTTCACACGAACAGTCAAGCCAGACCTAACAGTGCGCGTGCGTGGAGCCGATTTTGAGCCTCGCGACCAGCATTCGGCTGATTTGATGAAACGCTGGATTGGGCAACGCGTAGAAGTTGGCGAGTACAACTATTGGGGCACCGAAATGGTTGCATCAACTAGGCTCCCTGCCTTCGACGTTATGCACCAAGCGACCCTGACCATGGTTAATGATCGCGAGACGCTGCTGGAGGGATACGACGATGACGCCACCGCGCCCGACGAGAGCGGGAAGGAGGGGGAGTGATGGACGTTCAACTTAAACACCACTACGGCTGGGAAACTCACAAGACGGATTCCGACAACTTGGACGATGCTGCCAAGCAAGCAGTTCGAGATACGCATCACTTCCTAACCGACACGAACCATACGATGGACGCAAGCGAGCGCGTCGTATCCCGGGGCGGCAACTCATCGAGATATCACTCCGTTTTAGTTTATCGAGGCGAAGGCGCCCCGGCGTATAGCGGCCCGCGCAGCTTGGAAACCGATTACTGGTTCGCGGTTGAGTATCGAGCGGAAACCACTCCCAGCGCGGAGTCCGGCAATGGATAAGCTACTGCCCTGTCCCTTCTGCGGGAACGAGCCTCGCATGTTTGTCGGATATAAATCCGATTACGATGTGAAGATACTATGCGACTGGTGCGGCACTGAGGGGGCAACATTCGGTAGCGATGATTTCAAGGGCGATGAACGGCAGTCGTGGATAGACAGTGCCATCGCCGCCTGGAACAGCCGCACCCCAGCCGCGACGGTGGTGGGGTGGAGGCCGATTGAGACAGCTCCGAAAGACGGTAGCGTAGTTCTGTTAGTCACTGACTATGGGGTCGTCGCTAGCGCGTGGGATGAATCGACTGGCTATTTCGGCAACGATTACGTCGAGTACGACTGCGCCACTCTCTGGGCACCGATGCCCGCACCGCCAGCAGGGGAGGGGTGAAAAATTCAAGAGTAAGTGCGACACCAATCAACCAACCAACAGGGGAAACACAATGCATAAATTTATACTCACGGCTGCATTAGCTATCGCAGTCTCGCCCGCCTTCGCCCTCGCACCGAGCGGAGGCGAACCCAACAACACCGGATGTAACGGCGTGGGTAATTCAAACTCGCCATGTCAGCCGTCTAATACCAACGAGAACGCGAATGAGCAAACGCAGACCAACTGGCAGGGCCAAGGTCAGTCGCAAGGCCAAGCTCAGGGACAAGGCCAGATCGCGACAGGCGGCGCAAGCGAAAGCAATGCAACAGGTATTGGAATCGGCCATGGCGGTGCCGGCGGTAATGGCGGAAGTGCGTCGGCTAAGGGGGGAGAGGGTGGCAGCGTTGGAGATGTTGGATCTTCATCGGCAGCGCTTTCCGGCTCTCTATCGGGCGTGGCGGACAGCGGTAACTCCGCAAGCCAATCCGCAGCAACTGGTGGCTCGGTAGGCGATACATCGTCTTTCGCATCCAACGGCGACCAGAGCACCGCGGTCGATGCGTCCAGTGGCTCCGCGTCCGGTGCTTCGGCGGATGGTAGCGGCAACAGCACGACACGCGTCGATGCGTCCAACAACAGTCGCTACAACAGCCAGTCGTTGTTCCAGGCGTCCATCCAGGGCGCGGCACCTACCTTCGCACCAGGCGCGTTGGCGACCGTCGTACACGGCCAATGCGGCCCGCTGATGGCCATCGAGAGTGAGAGAGTGGATGGTACCTACCTCGGGCTGTTCCGCAAGCACAGCATCCCGCTGGGCCGCACTGATCGCATCGTGCCCTACCAAGGGGGTGAGTACGTCAGCCGCAACTATCCGGATGGCAGCGTTCGTCTGTTCGGTCACCGTGCCGTGCGCACTACCGCAGTCGTCACCATCTCGGGCAGCCGGCAGGTCGGAGCTGGCGGTGGTCAAACGGGTGGCGGCTATGGACAACTCGGCGTCGGCGGTGGATCGTCCATGCAGCGCGTGGTGACGCAGATCGACCTTGAGCCGTGTGAGGCGTTTCACAGCGTTCCTTCACCGGCTCCGGTAGTAGTGACTGCTTCGGAACCCGCTCCAGTGCGTCGAGCCATCAAACGCCGTGCTGCCATGTCGATGTGCGTGCCTAAACCGGCGATGCCGGCGACGACATGTCCCGTTAAGTAGGCTATCGACTGATACAAAGAACCCCGCTTCGGCGGGGTCTTCCTATGAATTTGGGAATGGTCCTGATGGCGTGTAGTTTGAAGAATAACGTCCCACGCCTTTTGTAATACGAAGCTCATCAATATGCCCTACCCATACAACTGTGTTGTTGTTTGCAGCTCCTACAAATGCTCTGCCTGTATTGTTATGGTTGTTCGCCATTGCTCCACTTATTTCTAATAATCCGTCTCTAAAAATGTACATAACGCCAGAAACTCTTGAAAATGCGAAAGAATGCCAAGTCCCATCGCATACGGTAGTTAGTCCATTTATGGTAACTGAACTTCCTGAATTGCAGAAAGCCTGAAGAAATCCACTTGCATTTGTACCAAAGAAAAAACCCGGTGTACCTACTGCTCTTAGGTCTAGCAACGCGCGTCCAAGCGTTGATGAAAGACACCATCCTTCTACGGTGAAATCTCCAGTCCCCATAGTAAATCCAACGTCAACAGAATTACTACTCACATAGTTCCCAGTCCCATTAAATAATCCTGACGCGCCGCCAAACATGGATTGAGCTGTGTCGATTTGGGCAGTACCATTAGCTGTGAATAACTTTGGCGAGCCGCTTGAATCAATAAACGATGTGCTCCCGTCCGCGCCGTCCATATGGAGAAGCGCTGAGACGCTTGAGAAATTAGGGTCCGTTCCAGAAGACGAACCATAACTCAATAGGACTTGCTGATTCGCACTCATGTAAGGCCGGTTCCAGAAATAATCCATTCCGTCGCTGTGATTTTAAGTGCAGTCGCTATTCCGTTAGCTGCAAGTGTACGGCTTCCTGTCGTTCCTGATCCAGCTAGACGCATAGTATCCGTAGTAATGGAGATAGTGATAACCCCAGCACCGTTTTGGTTCACAAAAGTAACGGCTGTGCCAATTGTGAAAGCCACGGAGCTGTTAGCGGGGATAGTGAATATTCTTGCAGTGGTGTCAGCGCTTGGATGGAGAATATGCTTGTTGGCATCAGATAAAACAAGGGTGTATGCGGATGATTGGCTATTCTGAGGAATGCCGGTATCAGCTTTCGCATCGAGTGCATCTTGTAAATCAGTTTGATCCGATAATGTTCCAGCAATAGAACCCCATACCGCAGCGCCACCACCTGCGACAGCAGCCCATCCCGAACTTCCATCATATTGCTGTAGTGTTCCCGCGACATTGACTACTAGACCATCAACAGGCCCAAACGCATACCACGTTCCACTCGTGAATATAGCAATATCGTCAGGATCAAATTCATCCCACTGAGCCCCTGTAGCGCCAGAAGGAATGATATATACATCCCCATCGGCTGGTGACGCGGGCTGTTCCGCCTCTACTTTGCTTATTACTAAGCGCCGGCTAGCTTCCAATCTATGCCAATTGTCATTAGCCGGAATGCTGTTGTCTAACGTGCCTTGCTGCCATACAGCTAAGGGAAAGATAGGGTCGCTCATGCGATTTCCTCGGTTACAGACGGACCATCGCCTGTTAGTCGGTTAATTTGAGATACGGCCACTTGAACAGGGGACGACCACCCTGAAACATCAAAAGATTCATCCGTCGATGTTCCTATCCTGTCGATGGAATTCGACCCGTCGGTTACTTGCCAATGATACCCCTGCCAATTAATGGATCGTATTGGATTCATTTCCGTACCGAAACGGTTCCTTGGTATGACAGTAGCTTCTACCACTGATCCAGCCCGCTCCAATAGGACGTTAGCCACAGGCCACTCTATCTGTGAGTTTCCATGAAACACATCATTCACGATGGTGCCGGACTCAGGCGTATTGCCATAGCTAATAGCCCGGTGGTAAATATCTAAATCAATATGAGATACCGGCGCGGCGACCGCAGAAATCGTGTCAAGAAGGACAAATCTAGCCCCAGCAAGGTGCTCGGACGCCTCAGTATTGTATCTTCCTCTCATCAAATGAGATATCTCGTACAAGCCTTCTCCTAAGTCGTCTGCATCTCGGAATTGACCTATCTCAAAAGTACCATCGCTATTGTGAATAGCAAATCCGCCGCCTTCGTTCAGCCATTGAGATTCGGTGAGCGAGTCAATTTCTATTGATCCGTCACTGATATCTAGCTGTACAACTATTTTATTAGTCGTATCCGGATAATACGGAGAAGCGGCGGTCATATCATCTTGGAGGGTTCCCATAATGGCGCCTTGGGAAACATCCAGCATGTCGGTATAACTAGATCCTCCATCCGTGCTGTACTGACCTAGAGCTCCGCGCCATGCCGGGCTTATCCCACCCATTGCTACATACTTCACTAGCGTGCTGATATCGTCCTGATCGCGCAAAGCAGGGTAATCACCAATGATGATTTGGGTTGGCCCTACTATAGAAGGTGGCGGCGGGGTTGGAGGAGGGGGATCAATGCCTTCTACATTAGACGTATAGGCGCTTTGCCTATCGTTTCTGCAAGTTAGCCTGATTTGACCTGATGCATATTCAAGCTTGTCTATGCGCAGACGACGAATAGTATCTCTAAGAGAAAGTCCTATACAGTGACCAGGGACCAAGTCAATGTTGTTGTCAGGTACAGTAAAGATTACCTCACCATCTGTATCGGACCACGAGACCTTGTGCAGTACCATGGCCCGCTGAGCAGCCTCATTTGGCGTGAGGACAACAGGAATTTGGACATTTGCTTCACCGAGGACTCGGGCATCTATGCTGCTTCGTGAGCTAGTTGCTTTAGCAGGGGCGTAATCCACGCCGGGGTTTTGATAGTCCAAATGAAGTTTGGCGGGGTATTCAATGGCTTGTTCCCGAGTAGCCTCTTCTGGCTCGTCAACAAGATCATCAAAAGTGAACAACCGTTCTATAGGCTTACCGCGCAATCGGTAATGTATCTTTTTGTCGTATTCTGGTGAATCAATCATCCACAGAGATTGCAATGTCCTTATACAATCAGCTCCAGAATAACCACCTGCCAATATCATTCCTCTTACGGGAATATCAGCAAGCTCAGTGACGTCGTACTCATTGGCCGGTTGGTGACAGAATGTATGTATGGTAGATATTACTTCATCCAGCATAGGAGGGACATCAGATATTTCTCCACCAGAAGCAGCAAGGGATTGAATACAATTCCACGATTCTGAAAAGCCTATAGTCTCGGTCCGACGAGTCGTCCAGGTTATCCCATCCTCACTTGTCTTTATTATGCCTATGTTTGGGCTGCCACCCGTATATCCTATGGCAGAGAATCTAACTCCATTGAATGTTATCTGCCGGGGTGTACATCCCATATTGTCAGGGGATGTGTGCCAGCCCCCAAATGCAGTTTGCTTATAGATGATCTGCCCATCATCCATCATGGCAACGCAGGTTTCATCATAAGTTCCTGCAAACGTGCCACTGCAAATAGCAGCTACATAACTGGGAGAGCCTGACAATGCAGGGATAGGCGCGGGGCCCCAATCCAAACCATCAACTGATTGAAGGAGTCTAGGTGAATAGGGGAACGGGCTAGACCCTCCTATGTATCCATGAGTGACAGAATTCCATCTAGAAAGACCAAGCGCAGCGCTAAGAGATACCGAACCTAACAGTGCCCAGCCTACACCATCAACAGAATTGAAAAGCCTTCCACCCCCTCCAAAACGATAGTAGCCGATGAAATGTGCTCCCCGGTGAAGAATCAAATTCAAATCTATGGGGGTTGAGTGATTCCAGCTCAATCCACCATCTTCACTTCTAAGCAGAGGAGCATTAAGACCACCTGGAATCAGAATAATTTGTCCGGTATCGTCCATTGCAGCCAATTTCTGGCCACCTACCGAGCTTACTGAGTCACCGGTTGCAATTTGCCAATCGTTGGTACCAACCTCTAGATATGCGGGAACTCGCGTATTCCCATAAGCAATGTACCTGTCCTGATTAGCGATTAGCCATGAATCTCTATTGTCAATTATTGCCGAGTTAATCCACGGAGAAGAGAAATCTAAACCATCAGCAGAACTAAGCCAATCAGCAGTAGATTCTGAATCGGTGTGAGCCGTCGCCACTACTTGGATAGCCTGAACGGCAGTTCCCCCAGTAACTACCTCAAAGGAATACTGCGGGATAGCTTTCCACTGAGTAATATCGTATTGAGGAAAAACAATGTAGGAACGACCACGATAACTAGGCGTATTACCTAAGCCGTAAATGGCTTCTAAGGCTGGGTCAGGTAACTGAGTGTCCGTTCCCGTATATAATCTAAACTTAGTTGAAAATTCAGCAGACTCCGCAGGAATAGTGCTATTCGCTCTGATATCAAAAACAAGTTTACCGTTTTCCCATATACGAGAAATACCAGTTATTCCTTCCTCACCTTTCCAACTAACGCCTATACGGATAGCGAAGGTCTTATAAAGGCTTTCGGTGATGGTTACAGGGCCACCCTTACCTTGGCTCTCTTTCCTGCGACGGATGATGTTCGGCCCTTGGGCTATGATGTTTCCTGCCCCTTGAGACGTTCCGAAGTAAATGGGCTGATAGACGCCTTCAGATGAAGTCTGCTGTGCGATGTCACCAATTTTCGGGCCGTCAATCATCAATGGATCGACAGCATTTCCTACCACAGAACCAATGGCATAGCCAATCTGTGCACCTTGAGGTCCGCCGAAATACGCACCAATCACCGCGCCTACGATGGGCAATACCTGACGAGCCATTAGACAGGCCTCCGAAACACATGCGTGATTCGAGTGATTATGTCAGGTGACAATCGGTGCTCTATTACCTTTCCACACTTACCATCATGAGGCCATCCATCGGCATGAATGATGGCTAATCCTCCTAAAGGATAGTCTGTCACAATAGCGACATGATGAGGTTCATGATCAAAACGAATCAAAACCACATCACCTATGTTCAATTGGTACTGAGAAATTTTGCCGACATGAATTGGCGCGCCTAGAGATTTAATCGCATGATCAACGAGAACAGGTTTGTGCTGTTCGGGCTCACGCTCATATAGTTGAAAGTCAGAGACAGTGACCCCGCAATCTCGATAAGCAATCCAAACTAGGCCAGCGCAATCCAAGCCCTTCCCCGGACCATCGCCCTTCCTTCCCCTATGGCGGAAGCGAACGCCAAGGTAGCTACGGGCGGCGTGCACGAGGCGGTTCATTCCACGTCCTCGGGAGGATTGCTAACTCCACCACCAGAGTTGGAAGTAGTGCCACCCGGAACCGTATTGGCAATAGCGTCTCCAATTGGAATATCCGGCTCTCCCCTGAAGTGCATAACCCATTGTGCCCCCCAATGAGAAGGACATCCTTTGATGCTATGCCGTGCGTGTTTGTTACAGTCACGGCGGTATTGGAATGTATCTCCGGCCTGTATGGTGAATGGAGTCCGGAAAGCGAGTGAGATTGAATTGGATGTATTGGACTCTATTTCTTGTTCTTTGCCTGTATTCCGGCCAGTTAACCATCGGACCATGCCGGGAGCATAGTAGTCATCAATGTCAATGCCTGAGTCTTGAACTAGTGGAGCAGTGGTTGTAAATGAGTAGTTAGATTCTGCCCCCGCAGCCAAGACAGTGCCATCTTCCCAGTACGTAGAAAGATCGATTCCGCAGTATTCCCGTTCTTCATAGACCCCACCTCCCGTACCGATAGGCTGAGACCCTAATCGGGCCCGGCAAGTAATCGAATCACGTGCGCAAATAGTTTGTTTTAATTGCTGGGAAAGACCCCTCAACTCTTCCCAAAAAGACAAGCCATCTAACGTACGCATCTGACCGAGACGGCCATAATCAAGAACCACATGCGATCCAGGCGTAAGATCGTTGTAGTTGACTAGATAAAGAGTGAATCTAGCAAAGTCGTAAACGCCGGCCTGGATATCCTCTTCTGAAATAGGAAATTCGTATTCAGGAAGAAGACCCTGCATCTGTGAATTATCTATGGATAGGTCATTGGTATACAGCAACGATTGAGGCTGCATGCCGACATAGGCTGAATACTCAAGCTCTCCAGTTCCGTCATCGTAGACCAAGCTTTGATTCGTGAGCGAAGCACCAAACGAATCCGCGCCGATAGGATCAATCCGCATCAGCATGGTGGTGGTAGAAGCGCCAGACTCAAGATTCTCTTGAATCTGGATAGGAATGTTTCGGCCCATTAGCTCACCTGTACCGCAGGCGGCGGCATTTCAATTAGCTCCACCTGACCGTTTCTCGCATTGGGATTATCCAAGCTGAAAGGCAAATAGTCTTGATTGAACCTTACCCATACGTCGAACTCACCTGTCCAGCGGATAGGTAGCGCGTTCCCTGGAGGCGAATCAAATATCACCAAACCTCTGTCTCTATCTATGGAAAAGCTAGAAGTCGGAATGCCATTAACTGTGATGGTCGGGGTTTCGCTATCTGGAATAGCGTAAACATTCCGTTGATAACTGAAACCGCCAATAGTGTAAAGCTTTGACAACTGGAAAGTATCAGTGACGCCATCACCAAATCCAACTAGCTCACTTGAAGCTGAATGATCTAAAGGGTCGCGATATAGAAAGCAGTGAAGCATGCCTTGGGCCACAAGAAACATGGAAAGAATGGGCTCGTAGCGCTCACTAGAAAGGTTCAAAAAAGGGATGGAATACTTACGACGAGGTTGGACCCAATCGCCATTACGGCGCTCAAAGCCATTCGCCATGGTCACAAGGCGCGTGCTGAACTCGGGACCGCCTTCCCAGCCAAACCCTTCGCAAGTTTCAAGATAGCCTCTTATATAGGCCATCAGCTATTTCTCCTAAGTGCGGTCCCTGATTTACGTCCTACATCGGCAGCAATCTGTTCTTGTGTGCGGGGATCGATGTTGCCCCGCACAATGAAATTGTTCGTCTGGTTTACGCCTCCCATTCCTAGCGAATGATTAGGAATGATCGATCCCGACTTGGGAGCTACGAAAAGCTCTGGACCACGCTCTCCTACAAGATAAGGAACGCCCGCCATAACAGAACCGCCATTCGCTCGCGCGCCTCCAAATAGGGAGCCGAACAGGTTGGCTGCTGCGGCCATCCATCCGCCACCTTGAGCGCCTCCGGCTGAGCTTTCAGACTGACTAAAAGCACCCACAATCTGCTCAGCCCACTGGTCTGTAATAGCTTGTAAAATCTGCCGGCTTAATTCCTCAAAGAAGTCCTTAACAGCATCCTGTAGAGATTTGGTGCTGCTGATAGCGTCAAATAAGGAATCAGACAACGCACGCTGTGCGTCATTCCAGCCCTGAGCGGTTCTCGCGGCTTGTTCTTGAGCGGCTGCCAAGTCTTTTACCGTTTGAATTTCTTCCTCAGTCGCATCCGCGTTAAGGTAGCGAAGAGCAATAGCTTCATTACGCTTGGCGTTGGTCATACCCAGCAACTCAAGCTCAAACTCCATATCGGCGATGAACTCTTTGTTGGCCTTGGTATTCTCGGCGAAGGCTTCCGACTCTCTTTTTACACGTTCATCTGCTGCTTCCTGAAGCTCGGCCAACCGTTCCTGAGTGTCTATCTGCTGGGCAAGTACAAGTAACTGATCCTTTTGTCCTTTAGCCAGATTCGCCAAGCTACCACTTTCCGTTTCATAACGAAGCTTAGCTTCCTCACCAGTCTTTCCGAATAGAGCAATCTGTTGCTCCATGGAAGCCGTCAGAGACTCATAGGTTTCTTTAAGGCGCGCGGCCTCTTTGTCGGCTTCTGACAATGCTTTGGATGCAGCCTTACCTGCCTTCTCGGACCCGGCTAGGAATTTATTTACGCTGGCTAGTAGTTGCGGGGAACTTCCGCCGGTCTCTGGCCTATTAGAGCCGCCGCGCGCGTTGGCAGCCCGATTGCCTTGGACAGTAGCCGTAACGCCACTAAAGTCAGCTTGGTCACCAAAGGCATTGGAGAAAAACTGACGGATGCCATCGGCTTGGCGCTTGGCATTGTTAAAGAACCCGCTGAAATCTAGGTTCGCTAGCTTTGAGGCCATTTCGTATAGGGCAGTAAACGTCTGCGTCAGACCATCCATAGATCGCCTAAACGATGCCCCTACTTCGCTGCCGTCCTTGATCCAGCCCACTAAGCCGGATATAGCACTTGCGACTTCTTTAACGCTTACGCCGAACGCATTGCCTTCTTTCGCCGACTCCCTGAACTCCTTTACCAGCTTGGTTAGCTCAGGGAGAAGTTCTTGGGCAAGCTGGGAAAATAGACCATTGACTGTCGCACGTAACTTAGCAAGTTCGTCATTGAAATCGTCAGCCGCTTTTGCCGTTTCATCACTGATTATCGCGGCAACCGATTCGGCCTCAGCTCCTAACTTGCTTAGTCCGTCGCTCCCATTTTCCAAGAACTCAATGAGTTCTGCGCCAGACCGACCAAATAGCTCCATGGCCAAAGCTGTCTCGGTCGTGTCGTTGTCAAGAGACTTGAAAGCGTCGGCTACCTCGGGAAGCAACTCCTCTACGTCCCTCAGATTGCCTGAAGCATCCTTGATGCTAATTCCAAGAGCAGCAAATAGCTCTGATTGCCTAGAGCCGCTATCCGCAGCAGCCGCTACCGTCTTGCTGAACTTGCCAAGAGCACCCGTCAAGGACTCAAGATCGGTTCCCGATTGCTCGGCCGCATAACCCCATGCAGAAAGCTGCTCTGTCGATATGCCTAGCCGGACCGAGAACTCATTAAGCTTATCTGCCTTATTAACTGCATTCGTGAAACCTTGGAATGCAGCTTGGGCAGAAAGCAATCCGCCAATCAGACCGCCTGTAAAAGCAGCTACGCTACCAAGCGCGCCCTTTAGTCCATTGCTAATTGACTTACTGATGTCCTTTGAACGCCTGTCTGCGAGGCGCGCGGCTTTGTCCATCCCTTGCTCGAAACCTGCTATTCGAGCGATGAGATCGACCGTCAGGCTGCCGATTGACCTGCTTCCTGCCATTATTGAACCCACCTGTATGTCTTACGGTTTACTATCTCAGATATAGAAGCAGGATCAATATCAAAAATCTTAGCAAGATCTATCTGTTTTTCACCACGCGAATATCGCATGCGAATTTCAACAACTTGATTGTCAGAAAGTTTTGCTCTTGCCATCCCATTTTTTATGTTTCTTTCTGAAGAACAGATATATCCCGTCATTCTCTTAGACGCAGCTTCTGAAAAGCCGGGAGGCATCTTTCTTCCTATTAGCTTAGCCCTGCGCTTCTCTATCGTTTCTTTGCTCTGCTTCTTTCCAGTCAAGGCTAATGAGATTTTAGATCGTTGTTCCTTTGTAATGATTCTGCCTTTATGAGCTAAACCTATTTTATCGCGACGTTCCTGCGTCATTGGACCGCTGCCTTTACCCTTTCTGCTTTCGCTGATCTTAGCCAAAGTCTCAGGAGTGTGCTTGCGTCCTTTCATAGGTGAAAATCCATTACGAGCCCGTGCAGCCCTAAGCTTAGCGCGCGTCTCTTCTGAATGGCGGTAGCCTAGCTGTGAACCAGCAATAGGACTCGTGTTGTAGTCTGGCTTTAACCCATCAATCAACCTTTGCTCGTAAAATAGAATGTCGTCGCGAGAGCAATAAGCCACTACCGTGAATCTGAAGAACAAAGGACCGTACTTGTTCCAAGCTCGCTGGAGGAACCGACTATGATGCCTGTTTTCTATCAGACCTCGCTGATGTTCCTTCCATCGCTTTCTAAGCGTAACTGAACTACCGACGTAACGCCTGCCATTTGCAAGATTTTCAATTAGGTATACACCAGTATCCATTAGTGCTTACTCTTACTTGCGGTGGCGAGATTCTTAAACATAAGCAGAAGCTTCTCTGGAGTAGCCTCGGGTTCCGGCTCTCGTGGCCATGGCATGAAGTCTCGCGGCTTGGCGTTCTTCATGAAGAGACTAATCGCCCGAGCAATCGCAGCCTCAAGCCTGAGCGATTCGTGTAGGGGACCATTCTCAATCACGTACGCCTCCCATATGTGCAGCTCGGCTTGAGTCATTCGCCCTTTCAGCTCAGTGAGGGTCATGCCCCCAATGGCCAGCGTCAGGTCGCAGAGGAACCTTTCGCGGGGCGTGAGGTTTTTTTTACGGTGTTGACCTCATTCAAAGCATGGAACATAGCGCCGGCTAGCGAGGGATCAAGCTTGTAAGCCATCTCAAACGGGATAACCTCTTTGCCATCCTCGCCTAGCCGAACGCATACCGAAATCGCCTTCGCAGTACGGGCGCGTTCTTCTGTGTCGCCGAGGAACAACGTTTCAAACTCTCCGATGTTCATCTTCTTTACATGGATGGTAGCAGTCAGTTCCTCGCCACCCAGCGTGAATTTAATTTCTCTCTTGACCGGCTTGTCAGGAACAAAACCGCCAATCGTTTGAATGTCTTTCAAGGTAGTCATAGCTCGCCCTATAGGTTAAGAAGGTGAGCGGCGGAAAACGCGGCGAGACGCCTCACAGACCCGCTCGTAGAACTTAGGTGGTCTTAGGCGTCATAGTCGGATCACCCGACACCTGAACGCCAACGGTCGCCGTAATCAGTGCATTTAGGCTGAAGTCGAAGGCGTATGAATTTACGAAGCCTTCAAACGAAACCCATGTACGAGTCGTCGGGAGGATAAATCCACACTCATCATCCGATTCTGTCTGCCCGGTCGGATCAATACCAATCCCATCGGGAAAACCAATCGTCCATTGCAAATTAGTGCCTGCCGATTTCAACTCAAGCAATCGGACGTGCGACGGGTCCTGTGGGTCAAGCGACAATGCAAAGGACGCTGTGCCAGGAGTGGCTAGGCCCGCTTCATAGGTGCGGGCAGTCGATTCTAAGCAGGTTGTTTCAAGCTGCTCGATAGTAGAATCAAGCCCGGTGATGCTCGTCGGGCAGCCAACCTGCACAACGGAACAATCAGCCGGGTCCAAGAAATAAAGCTCGGTACCAGCAGTACGCATTTGAAATCTCCATCGATGGGATTAGCTGCCTCTCGGCAGGTATACGGCTGTCTCAACGACAGTCGTTTTCCGGGTTGTACACCCCGGAACTAGCTAGACCTCTCGGTCCAAAACTCTACAGTAAAACTGACGCGGTACAGGCCAGTGGCTTGCTCCCATTCCTCGCCATTATAGGAAACTATGTGGTTGAAAGTGGCTTCATAAGCGTCACGAAGTGCGTTGAAGACTTGCTGCGCTTGCGATGCCGTCTTGCCGTAGCAATCGAACTGGACGCCGGCTAGGTCTTCCTTGGGGATACAGGACAGAGAGTTGTCAGGGTTCCCATAAACCAACTGATGCACAGCGTAGGGGCGAACCTCATTCTGAGGAACGTGGCCGAAGGGCCACAGCCGAACCGGGGAGGTGCCGATGACCGCCGTTACGGCTGAGTCTGCGGATGCGATCGGAAAGGCGGGATATGTCACTTCGCCCCCAACTTCCTCAGCTCTTTGTCCATTTCTATGTTCATAGCAGCGACCGTTGCACTGATGGCTTTCTCGGCGCTAGATGAGGCAGCAGAACGGAGAAAAGGTCGAGCAGCAATCTTGCTCGTCCCCATTTCTAGGTATCGCCAATAGAAAGTATCGCCGCCAGGGGATGAAGGATCGCCGCCTGTAGACCGAGCTCCGCCTAGAACGCCAACGCGCATACCAACCCCGGCAGCCTGCCTCTCACGCTTGCGGCCCATGCCCTGGGTGACGATGTTCTTCCAGATAGCCTCGCGGGTCAGGTTGTCGTCTAGGGCCTTAGCGTTAACCCGGGCTTGGTCACGGATCACATTGGCACCCTTACGCAGCGCGCGGCGCATGGCATTTCGGCCGATCCGCTCTGGCAGGAGCTTCAGCTTGCGAACAATCTCATCTGCCCCTGTGATGGAGGTTGTGACTTGCATTAGCCAACCGTCTCCAAAAGCCTACGCTCATGGTGCCATAAATCGGCGTAGGGCGCATCATGGTAGGCGGGGAAGGCAGGCGTTCCGGCGGTGTGGTGGATGAGCTTGGCGCCCTCTCCGGGCTGGCCTTCGTCTACAAGTCGATTCCACTCGTCGGGCAGCCAGCCGATTTCAGCGGTCCAGCGGAACTCAAGAAGATCGCGGGTTGGCATAGTCGCCAGGGTTTCAGGGGTGAAAGCCTGCCAGTCGGGATGCTCGCAATTCGCTATGAACAGGCTTGCCCAGTTTTTCCTCGGATAATCCATGTTCGGGCATTCCATCGAGGTTCCCCGGTACTTGGTACGGTGCCGGGTCTTGTAATCGGGGTGTTTGACTACCTGTACCGCGTATTCAGGATTAACTAGACTGTCAAGTTCAGTAATGTCCCCCAGCATGAGCATGTCGGAGGCGTCGCAGAAGATCGCATGGCCCTTAAACCCACACAGCCAAGGGACTAAAAACCTCGAAACAGTGAAGGAGTTAGAGCCTTCTGGAAGGCCCATGGACGAGAGCGGTATGAACTCTACGGGGCGCGATGCACGTCGGATCACGGAATGGCAGAAGACGCTGTAGCCGATGGCCTCGCGCTCATCCCATCCCGCAAATACCTTAATTGGCCGCGACATTCGGCTTCACAGCCTCCATCCTAAAATCCCGCCTTTCACGTCCCACAGGATGGAATTCAGTCTTCTTCTCAACCAACTTAATGAAACCTGCTTCTTTAACTAGTGGTGATAAGCTATTGAAATGCCAAGACCATTTGTGGATCATCAGCGGATCTTTTAGACGGCTATCTCCGAAAATCCCCCACATGCCAGCTTGGTCAGGATGTTTGCCGGCGTAGGTGTAACCTTCAACGATATTCTTCGCGCATTTCAGGATATCGGGCATCTCCATAACTAACCTTCCTCCTGGCTTGAGTAGTCGGAACCACTCTTTCAGAAGGCCACAGACTTCCCAGTGATGGACATGTTCAACTACATGAATTGCTATGATTTCATCCACGCTATTATCTGGCAGCGGAATGTTGTCAGCGGGAGCCACAATATCGGCAGCAGGACGCGGGACTACATCAACCCCGGTATATCCTGGAAGCCGGCGACCTCCGCACCCCACATTAAGCTTCAGCGGTTCTTTCATATCCTCGCCTCTATGAATATCCAAGCCTGCTCGGCTTCCTCGGCCTTCCACTGCCACCAAGCTAGCCGCCTGAGAAAGTCTAGCCTGTTTTCGGTCGTAAAGGGCTTATCCCGGAGCCAGAGAGCAGCCCCATCCGAGCATTCAAAGGGTACCCCGGCAATGATGGCGTCGATAGCGCAGTTGCTATGGCGGCAGACCAAGAGGGAGGCGCCTTTGAGGAAGGATTCAATGGGTCGCTTGTCCTGCTTGGCCTTAAGAATCGAGCCGGGATACCGCCGCCTCATCTTGGCCTCCCAATTTTGGAGATTGAGGAACCGCTTGGACTTCTCGCCCATGCCGGCCACGATTACCCTTCCCTTGGGCCTGTAGTCCTCACGCAGTCCAACCCCAAAAGCTTCCCAGCGAGTAGGGTCCGATGAAGTCCCCTCAATCAGTTCAGGGCTAGCGTGCCATCGATCCAGGCTAAGGCGGCAGTACCCATCGTGCTTCCCGAAATACCCCAAGTCCCACAGGATGGCACGCCCCCCGGCTTCCACATGCTGGCTAACGACTGCCGCATGGTCGGGCCGGCCATAACCCCAAAGCATCAATAGACTCTCCGAACCCGTGTACTGGCTAACGATCCGGCAATCTCGCTGGCCTGCCATGGCCTCTAGAATCTTATGAGCGCGCCTTGAGTCGCGGTTATCTAGAAGCACCTCACAGCCCACGTAGGAAATCCTTCAGCATCACTGCTGCATGTTCCACGGGAAACCTTTTCTGAATGAACCTGTCGCTGATAGTCTCACGCGCGCCCTGATCCACCAACCAATCAAACGACATAGCGAGTTGGGCGGGCGTCTCGGCCCAATATTCAGCGCCGCTGGCGTTCTCTAGATATCCCGTTTCCGGACTTCCAACAAAAGGGGTTCCGCTGGCGTGGGCGTTCTGAAGCTTAATTGCCGATTTCCAGTGCCGCCCTACGTAACCGGGGTTGTCCCGGAAGGCCACGACGATATCTAGGTCAGAAAGGCTGCTTGGATTCACCACGAACTCACAGCCTCGTTTTTTGCACTCTTCGTTGACCATATCCGTCCACTTGCCGAGATAGGCGGGGGAACCTTCATAGCCCACCTTGCTGACCTTCTCGCGGATAGGGTTGGCTTTTATCCCGATTCGGTGATGATGAGGCAACACCAGTCCCGGAAGACCAGTATCGCAGTCATCCCGCATCCGCTGATTCGGCCAGATGATGGCGGTCGCTGATAGAGCCTTGATCTTGGATCGGACCCAAGCTACCGCGTCAGCCTTATCCCAGCGGTAGGCCACCGGTTGCGGAAACGCGTCTACGATGTCCCAAGCCCATTTACGGCCATTGAGCTTGGCGATTACCTCAGGCGGCGTACGCTTTACGACTACGGTCACATCATGGTCAGTCGGGCCGGTCATGGGCTTTATATCGGCACCAAGGGCCGCGCCGAGTTGTTCCCCACGCATTTGCCAGCTACCTGACTTTCCGCCCTTCCCGGTCACCAGTATTTTCATTTTCGCCCAAACCCCACCACTTCTGAACGAATGATATAGGGGAACCCGTCTTTCTTCACTATCGGTATTTTCGGGCCTTCATAAAGTTCATCGGCACATATCGCCATAGCTTGCCATGCGATATCGGGGAAAAGGGATCGGACCCCGGCCGGAGTCATGCGCCAATAGTCATCGGGATAGGCATGAATACGCCACGCAAAAGGAACCGCCAAGAATAGAGTCCCATTCGGCTCAAGCATTTGTTCAAGATTCTCCGCCAATAGCCACGGTCGGCGGGAATGTTCTAGAACGCTCAGGCATTCAATGTGGCTGAAAGTCCCTAAGTCATTAGGCTCTTCCAAATTGCATACGACATCCACACCTTCGCCCTCTACCATGTCTACCCCCAGCACGGATTTAAACAGGGGCCGTCGATCTACGCGGCCCCGGTACACACGGGAGCCAACAATAAGCGTGCGGCCTTCTTTTGGCCTTACGTGATCGGCCTGAAATCTATCTAAGGAGGACATGGGCAAAGGCTTCACCGCTCTCAATCTCCTTGATTTGCCACTGCGCCCACGCCAAGCGGCGGAACATCTCTATCCGCCCTTCAGGGGTATTGTCCTGTTCGGCGACCCAATGCGGCATTTCAGACACGACAGGAATCCCCCACATCAGCGCCTTGACCGCACTTCCACTACCCCAAGTCACAGTCCGTCCAGCATGCGCCAAATCCTGTTCCAGCGGCTTGCAGACCTTGGTGCCGGGGTGTGGCCGGATACGACCACCGTAGCGCCTGAGAGCGTCCTGGGGCCAGCCTGACGGCATTCTTGTAGGGGGCGACCCTATCCCGCGCTGGGGTAGTATGACCGTCTCGCCGGACTCTCTAAATGGAGCCAGATCTACACCTAGCGAATCCCATCTTTCATTACCACCAACCGGGAACCGGGCCGCCGTGTTGTGGTAGTACATCGCCAGTGAGTACCAGCGCCGACCTAAGAAATCATTCCCCCAAGCGGCGTTCTCGGCCACGATGACCGGCAAACAACGATCTTGGAAGCGCTGGGCGACTGTGTTTCCGGCGTTAATTCTTCCCCACGTGATGAAACAGTCGCGCTCGCCGATTCGGTCGGGAAGACCAATCTCTGCCCTATATCCCAGCCGCTCAATGCCAGATACGAAGGCTCTCAGCCTTTCTGGCACTGTATAACGCAAGTTGAGCCATGCTCTCATTCCAGCGTTGCCGCTTTGCCTACTTCAAAACCGACGCTATAGGCATGATTTAATAAGTTGCAAATCTTTTCTATATTTTCAATATCTCTTCCGCTCATCATGGGGATATCCCCTTGGGCGAAGATAAAATGTTTCGCAAATGGACCAATTCCGCGACTTATAACATAGAACTCATCATGAGATTCGCTAGCCATTACCCTACTACCTTTACATCCTTGCTTCCGGTATAGCCGAGCTGCCTTTGTTTGGAAGCCTTGGCTTCTTCAAGAGTTGCGTAATTGGAAACCCAGTGCCATTCCGTAGGAAAAATCCAGAACTGTACAATACGTACCTGAAGCATATATCCGGGTTCAACCTGAATTATCCTAAATTCTTTCTTCATCTAACACATCCTCCAATCTCGCCATTGGGAAACACGTAAGTGCTGAATTTTTAGTGCAATTTACGACTCGAATACCCTTGTTCGACCGTGCCCACTGCTCATACTGCTTCATATGGTTGGCCCGCTGCAATGGGGTCGTATTGCGCAGGCCGTTGGTGTACTTGCCGAAGAAGTGGCTGCCCTTCATGTCGAAGCCTAGAAGTAGGATTTCCGTAGCCCCGAGCATCTTGGCACATTCCAAAGCCAGTACACCCGAGTTACAGACCGAACCCAGCATGGGCAAACTTACCTTCTCCGTCTGATTAAACGCAGACATTGAGAATTTCCGGCCATTCAACTTCAAGGCGTCCGGATGTTTCATCCACCAAGACCGGTCAGAGGCGGCAATGAAGTCAGCCCAGGGGGCTAGCTGAAAGGCGTTACCGATGACGCCTAGAGGAATGTCCCTGGCCTTTTCCGCCTGTTCAGCAGAGGCAGACGGACCCGGCGCGAGTAACGCCCACTTCATTGGTCAAGCCGTACGCCCTCAGCCACGGCCAGTGTCAGATGCTCCGTGCCTGATTCATTGTCTGGCATTGCTCCGAGAATACCAAACCATTTGCCACGGTGAACAACTCTCATGGTGGCATCTATGCCTTCTCGGTAGCGAATCTGCATATACCCACGTACTTCGGATTGCTCAGCACTAGCGGCTACAAATTCACGAACAGACTGATAGTTTACGTCGGTCCATTGCTCGGAAAAAATTACCCACGACGTTTCAATTTCGCCCGTAACGGGATTTTGAGTCTCAATAGGGCGCTCAATCCGAGTCCACTTGTTGAGATTCCCAGCAGCGACCGCAGGCATCTAAGCCACCGTACTTTTGCGTAGGCCAGCCAATAGGGCCGTAGATGTTTTATTGAGGATATAGCCGTACCCAGCATCCGGGGGCACTACGTTGTCTTTTCCTTCGCCTTCACGGAAGCGATAGACAGAACCCAATTCAAGCAGCACAGCCGCCTTCACAACCGGTCGGGTAGTCAGAGGAATGGCCGGGATAGGATCGCCGCCAGAATCCAGTAGTGGAATACCAGCCGAATCCAATTCCGGTACGTATAGGCGAGATTCTACTTTCAGCCACAGCGAGACGGCTTCCGAGATAGCCGGAATAAAGATAGCCAGCCAAGAGTCATCCGCGCCGCCGCCGCTGTCGTAATCCAGCCTCAGATGCTCGCGGGCTTCCTCCATGGTGACAAGGTCAGTTGCCATGGAGCTTCACCGGCTCGGGTGGCTTGGCGTCGGTCTTGTCCTGGCCGTCCCGTCCCTTACGGGCGGCAAGCTGCCAGTCTTGGCAATCGTACGCAGGAAATTCACTGGTGTCCTTGGTGCAAATCCAGAGAGACCCGTGCGCAGTCGTGGTATTACCTGCCTGGGCTTTCATTCCCTGGCGCCAGAAACCAATATGTTTCATGACGTTCAGCGGGAAGCGCTGGGTTAGCGACTTCTCCCCGCGCTTGTACTCATGCACGATGGCTTCGCCGTCGAACGAAACAGTAAGTTCATCGAAACCTAGCCCGTCTTTACCGTCCTCGCCGCGCTGGCCGTCTTTGCCGACAACTTGCCCCAACTCTTTGATGGTGCCGTTGCTCAGAGTCAGTAAGAGATTCCCTTCCCGGTCGATCATGGCCCCGGCCACGCCTGCACCGTCTTGGCCTTTCTCCCCCACAACCGGATTATTGTTCATGTATTTGGCAACCTGAGCCGCAACCATGTCATCGGAAACAGGCTCAGCGTCTTTACCGTCCTTGGGTGGATTAGCCGCAAGATATGCAGCGACAGAATCAGCAGCTTGCAAATCCACCAAGGCTACCAACCCATCACTAGCGAGAAGTTCAGCAGCTACATCGGACACCAAAATAGGTTCCGCGTCTTTCCCATCTTTGGGCGGATTGGCTTCTAGTGCTTTCTTTACCTCAGAGGCAGCATGGTTTGCCAACACATCAGACTGCAGTACCTCGGCCACAATATCGGCCGCTATGGGAATCTGCTTGGATTCCAGCGCTTCCAGCTTGGCAAGGATAGGTGCCAACGCCTTGTTCAGATGCGCCTCCATCGCCTTGAATACGCCGTCTGCGACCTTCTCAACGTCCATCATGCCTCCGCAAACCGCTTTTCAATGGCCGCCAGAAAGGCGCGGGCTTGTTCTTCAGGGTCTTCCTCGACAACTTCCACGACCGGTGCAGGCTCGGGCTCCGCAGGAGTGGCAGGCTGAGCCGTGTTCTTAGCCGCTTCCGCAAGTGGCAAGTCCTGAAGTTGCTTGTAGACAGTATAGCCGCCTTCAAGCGGCGGCAAATTGAACTGGCGGCGCCCTTCGTTCGGCGTAGAAATACCATCCTTGCCCAGTTGGCCCCACACAGTTGCTCTCTTTTGCGGGTCCATACGAAGGAGCGGACCGGTATCCATTTCCAGTCCGAGCGGACGACTAATCGCCAACCCTTCTTCCAGCAGATTCTCTCGGGAGTCAATCAAGGGCTGAAGCGCCAAACGCTCATACATCCCCATCATGTCGTCCACTTTCATTCCGGCTGGGATTTGGCCGATGCCTACAATGAAAGGCGGTACGCCAAAAGGCTGGCAAATCTGCTCGTCGGAATATCGTAGCTGTTCAACCAACTGTGAATCTGCTGACTTGAAAGCAAAGCTGGTGAATTTCAGGTCGGCGCCAATGACCGCGACTTTTCCGCTATTGCTGCCTTGGAAGTTGGTATTCCAGTAGGTCTTAACGTCTTCTGCATCCTGCTGAGACATGCCCGCAGGCGCGGTCAGGATACCGCCCGGGTTGGCTCCATTGGCAAAGAACGAAGCCGCGTTCTTCAGAATTTTGAGGTTCTTGACCACCGGCCAATAGGCGGCGCACAGAGGCGGCACGCCGATAAGCTGATGGTGAAAAGTATTAAGACGGTCGTGAATAATATCCCGCGCGGGCACAATGATCTGTTCGCCGGGGTATCCGTTCGGCAGGAGATTGTCGGCAGTCGGGTAACTCAACTGGTAGAACACGTCTCCCGAATCGGACACCATGGGCAGCACACGGCAGGGATCAAGCACATACAGACGATCCACGACGCCACGGTTGTCACGACCTTTTAGAACGTACGTGTTGCCATGCAGCAAAATAGAGAGCGTCCAAGCTTCGTGAAACTGCTGGGCGTTCTGGTAATGGTTGGGTTTCCGTAGAACCGGGCTGTACGCCGGGTTATCGACGTTGTGCCAAATGCCGTTCGCGTCTTCCTGCTGAAGCAGCATAGGAAGCGTACCCATATCCCGAGAGATACGGTTTAGGCACGCATAGAGCGTCGGGTAACACAGGATATCGGCCCGCTTCTCTTCGGCATTTTGCTGCCAAGCGCCCGGGAACGGCTCAAGTACTCGGCTACCCCAACCCCACCCACCTCGCCAATCGGCCACAGGAGTTAGCTGCTTCTCAGCCTTCGTAAGCTCCCAGCCGAAAATGCGCATCTTAGGCCTGCGCCTCACGCAGCGCCGCTTTGACCTTTTCCGCGCCCGCGCGGTGATGAACTTCCACGCCACGCTCTTTCGCCAGCGCGTGCAGTTCCTCGACCGTTAGGGAATCCAAACTGTCATAAACCTTGGTAGTGGGTGTTTCGGTAACTAATACGCGGGTCGGATAGGATTCCTCTGCCACCAGCATACGGTTGCGCAGGACACGAGCGACTGCCTCGTTCGTGCGCATGATGCGACCATTCTTGAGTCGGACTTCAACTTTCATCGGGACTCCATAGAAGGAGGAGGCCATTAAGACCTCCTCCCTTAGTTTCAGCAGGTGGTAGGCATACCGTCGATCCACTGGATAGCGCCGCTTCGACGCGGACCCCACCAGATAAAGCGTTCTGCTCTCAGCGCGATGCTGTTAGTCTGCCACATGCTCACGAACGGCGAGCCGTTGGAAGTCACCGTCGCCGAGCTGGAACCCACCGGGGTATCGCTCATTTCGATAGTGGCTTGGTCGCTCCAATCCAACGTAACGGAACCGTCGTCAGCCAGCCAGATTTCCGACTCATCCACGAGGATGAAGGGAGCGCCGCCCGAACCGCCGTTCTGCGCAAGGTACTGCGAGACACGGACCGGAACGCCCATCAGAGTACCGCCCTGCGGCGTCATGCCCGGGAAGGCCACATTACCCAACGGATCGATAGCGAAGGCCAGCATGCGAGCGACCGCAGGCGTGGTGTAATACGCCGGACGGGAACCCAGGTTGGTCGAATCCCACGGCTCCCACAGGGCCGCAATAGCACAACGAACGGAGGCCGGATCGGAATAATCAATGGCACCCACCACGGTCGGAGCAACGCCATTCAACAGGCCGGCCGGCGACACATTGGCAACCGCAGCCAAATCCGGGTCCATCAGATCATTGTCAATGCGAGCAATGACCGTATCGGCCAGCGAGTCACGCACCAGAGCTTCCGCAGACGGATCAGAGAAGCGGGCCAATTCCTGCGTCAACACCGAAATAGCGGCCACCTTGGTGAACGGAATGGTCGTGGCGTTGAAATCGAACTTGGTTACCGGCTTGGACTTACCCTGACCTACCCAACTTGCCGAGCCGCCCGAAGTTTGGCCGTTAATACGGACATTGAACGGAACAGCGCGGAACTGAGCCTGCCCGATCAAGGTACGCGGACGCAGGAACTCGATGAAGTCGCCGCCAAAGGTATTGGCATAGACCAGCGGAGCTGCCCAGGTGGAATCGGTCGTGGTACCGGCCGGAACCGTCGCCTTGATCTGGAACATTTCAGCCAGATTCGCGCCTTCGGCCTGAGCTTTCAGGGTCTTGACGATGGATTCGGTCTTGGGGAAGTGCTTCTCAGCTAGCTTGTAGGCGGTTTCATGGTTGCCCTTCGCCTTCATCAAGCACATGGCGTAGCGGGCAAAAGCAATGCCCGGGTCAAGCTTCTCGGTTTCTTTCAGCACGATGTCCGAGCGCTGCAAATGGGAAACCTGGTTGTCTTTAGTTTCCACGGGAACCGCATTCTTAGCGGCCATCGCTTCCAGCTCGGTGTAAGTGGCGATGTCCCGGTCAAGCTGAGAAACCTCACCGCGAAGGGTCTTCACCTCTTCGGATTCAGCCTCGTTCATCGAACGATTCTCGTCCATCGCCGCCTTAGAGACGGTTTCAATCTTGGAAAAAGTAGCGTCACGCGTGGCCTTAAGGCCAATCAGGTGTTCGCCATAGGTCTTACCGCTCATTGCCGTATTCCTTCTTTGTGGGATAAGTCGCTATCGCAGCGAGTTTTGCGGCCTTGCGGCCTCTACAGCAAAGAGAGGCAATATCCGCTAAAAGTGGCCGGAGTCTCACCGGCCTGACCATCTTCAGGGTCTAGCAACGTCTCGCGACGTGACCAAACGAACAGAACCATCTGAACGCTTCTCGCGCTCAGACATAATCCGCACTAACGGGATGCCGCCATTAACTAGCTGAGGGCGAACGCCCAATGCAGACCGAATCATAGCAGGATCGCAGGACTTAAAAGCAGTAACAACCGCTTCCGGATTCGCTGGCACACCCACTAACGACAACTCCAACATTTCCCACTTCTTGAACAGATAGCCGCCAGTCTTCATTATCTCGGCACCGCCCTCAAGCACCTTAAACCCGATGGAAACGGCGTCAAGGAGTCGGTATTTCAAGGAATGAAGGGCTTCGTTAACCCGGTCTTGGACGATTCCCGGCTCACTGATCTCCGGGATAGTGGCCTCAAAGGGAAGACCCGCGCGAGTCGCCTTGCCGAAAGTGACGTGACCTACCGGCATATCGTGCTTATGGTATAGGTGGAGTTTGACCGGGGCGCGGAATACGACGCCAGCCGGGTCAACCGAGTCGCCCACTCGATCTAGGGTCGGAGTAGTCGCAATGCCCCGAACGATACGGGCACTATCGTCAACCGATTTGACCTCTAGTAGACTCCAAGCCCTGTTCATGCTGACCTCTTAGCCCGATTTTGCGCCATCTTATCCCGAAAGGCCGGGTCATTCCACCGCGCCTTATTTTGAGCCGACCTAAGCGCCCTAAGCTCAGGAGTATAAGAGCGCTTGATTGACTCACTCATCTGGGCAGCCAATTCAGGGTTTTGCCAGTTCTTCCGAGAGGCTTCGCCACGCTTTTCACGCAGCTCAGGAGTGTAGGAACGCCGGATGGATTCGGCCATCTTCGCCCTAGTCTTAGGGTTACTCCACGTCTTCTCGGAAGCCTTTCGCATCGATTCAACGTGGGCTGAGCTCTTAGCAATCCCGCTACGCCTCTTGGAGGCCTTCTCACGCGCCTCGTCCGACCACTTTACACCAAGGGGCGATCCGGCGATAGGTGCCTTGTTGTAATCGCATCCGGCGTCAATATGGAACTGCTCACGCTCAATCAGTGAGTCACGGCGGCAATACTCAAGAACGGAAAACTCAAAAGACTCTGAGCCGTAAAGATTCCAAGACTTCTGGAGATGGTCGGAATGATGAGTCCCTTTCTTCAGCAGGCTTCTATGCGCTGCCCATCGCTGGATAAGCCTCACAGCGCTTCCTACATAACGCTTGCCGTTACGCAGGTTCCTGATCTCATAAATACCTGAACCTTCTAGGTCCATCCCCACCCCTAAAGCGTCATCATGACGATAGGCTTTCTTTCTACCGTCATCGAATTGGCAGCCCCGAACGCGATAACTAGGGCTACCGCCGCATCTATCTTATTCGTTGCTTTGGCTTTTGACAACCATGCATTCTCCCACTTGTCCTTTTCCACCACGGCGGACATTATCGCGGAGATAACCACGGGGTTACGCCTGATCCGGATTCGCTTCTGAAGCATGGCTTCTTCCAGGAGCCGTAGCGAGGCCGGGAACCATAGCCCCTCAGCCTTTTTCCCCGCCCGCTCAGCAGCCTTTTCCATTTCCGGAGTCGGCTTGCCCTTTTTGGTTCCGCCCTGGGGATGCTCCACAAAGTTCATGGACAGCCCGATTTCGATGCATTCTTCCTCGAACCGGCGGAAGGCATAGCGGTCGTAGGCCACCATTTCCACCCTATAAGTTCCGTTATCTTCTGCCAACGTCTGAGCTACGTGGCGATAATCGATACTTTGACCGGCCGGCGCGTGGATAAAACCTTGCTGTGACCATAGGCGATAGGGGATTTTGTCTCGCTTCTCTCGGGTATCCAGCGTGTCGCCCGGGGTCCATGCATCAATCCATGCATCAAAGGTCGGCCGCATGACCTTGGTGACATTGCCCTCTTTATCCTTTACCTCGACCTCGACCTCGCCCGTCTGAACCACATTGGCCTTCGCCGTGATATCCCGGTTTTGCGACAGGTCTAGCCCGATATAAACCGACTTTCCGGCATATTGGGCCGGGTCAAATTGCTGAATGAGAGGCTCAACCACTTCTCGGCTCATCCAAGCTTCGTCGGCGTCGGTCCAGACGCAGAAGTTAAGCCGGAGCACGTCGTTTTGTTTTGATGGGATATCCTGAGCCAGCTTGACCCGTCCGGCAATGTATTCCTCGGTAATGGTGACCCCTAATAGAGGATTGGCCTTCTTCCAGCAGGAAGGGTCATCAAAGGGCTGGTCACCGTCGTCCAAGGCGCAGACATAGGCAAATGCCGCGTCGTCCAACGGTTCGCCAATAAATGTGGGATCTGTCACGGCATCTCGATTGCCCGCCGCCACCTTAACCGCCCATTCGTGCTCAGCCCAGCACACCGAATTTCGATCTGTTCCAGAGTTGGTAATCATGAACAGAAGAGGCTGACGGCGGAACTTGAAGCCCGCTTCCAGCATTTCCAGAATCTTGGCGTCCGGCATTTCGTGGATTTCGTCGGCCAGGACGAAGTACGGCCGTGGCCCTGAACCTGTCTTGCCAGTGTCCTTGGAAACCGGCCGGAAGAACGAGCCTGAAGCGTGGTGGGCAATGTTGTATTCCCGGCCGGGACCGCCAGAGAACGAAAGGCGCTTCTTTAGGCTGGGGGATGCTTTCACCATCTTTACCGCGTCAGCGAACAGAATGCCCGCCTGATCGCGCTTGGAAGCAGCCGAGTAAATCTGTGCCCCAGCCTCGCCATCAGAGGCTAGCCCGTACAACCCAATGCCGCCGGCAACAGGTGATTTCCCGTTACCCTTACCCATTTCTATGTAGGCTCGCCGGAAGCGGCGTGTGCCATCTTCCCGTATCCAGCCAAACAGATTCCCAACGATAAAGCACTGCGCTGGCTGTAGCTGAAACGGCAATCCCTCAAACTGTCCCTCGGACAGCATCAGGACATTTTCAAAGTAGTCGAAAGCGTGCTGGGCCGCGTCGCCATCAAAGTAAAGACCGCGCTCATGCCCGTCATCAAGGTCTTTCAGGAACCTGCGGCAAGCGTTCCGCACATGAGGGCCAGCAACCTCGACCCCAGCTAGAACGTCTTCTGCGTATTGCCTAGTTCGGCTTTCCGCCGAAGAAGCGGTCGTCAGGGTCTTCGTCGCCGTCGCCGGCATGGTTCACCTTGGTCTCATCAACAGGGGTCGCCCCCAACTTGGAAAGGATCGCACTCAGGCTGTTTATAGCAGAAATAGCCAGCGGCTTACCCTCGTCCATCTTAGCCACAATCTGGCTTGCCAGCCTCAGCAATACCCGATGACCGCTATGCAACCAAGGCATGTCCCCGGCCATATCCGACCATGCCGCCTTCTCTCCTTCAGTCATGGCCGCATAGGGCTTGCCAAGCGGTCTCGGCTTGGGACCCTTCCGATTCCTAAAGCGCTGGGGATCGTGCTGGGCTGCGCCAGATGCAATGGCTTTATCCAGTGGCACTCGTGGTCTTGGCATTACTGTACTACCTAGTTCTGAATTGCGGATGTGTGAAGGAAGGTCCGAGGGGCGGTGTCCGGCAACCTGAATGGGAATGTCCGATTACCCCCCCCCTGCCAAGCTCAGAAAACCCGCTCCATAGGTCGTTCAACTACGTACATTCTATTTCCCTTTTTACAGTTACAGCTTAGATGGGCTGGCTTACAGTTTGCATAGGAATGCTCGCCGCCCTTAGACAAGGGTACAACATGGTCAACAGTGCCAAACAAAGGGTCGGGCCATTCAGCCTGCTTAGGAATAGAGTCTCCGCATAGATGGCATAGCCATTCTCCTGCGTCCATAACCACACCTCTGTCTACATCTTGCACATAAGCTGTGACCTTAGCAGCCTTGCGCTTGTACTCAGCTCGCCTGTGCCTATCCCTACCAACCTCAGTTTGCATCTCACGCCTGTAGTGTTCTACAGCTAAGACCTTAGTTCTTTGCTTCCTACATGCGCCAGAGCACGTTACCGACCGTCTACTAACAGTTAAGGAATCATAGGTCCCTTCGCACACTAAACAGGTTCTATATCTAGGCACTGACCTTAATTCTCTAGCGCTGCACTTTGCCCCGCAGTGTTTAGCCCCGTTAGTAATAGCGCCGCAATATGAACAGGATGCTTCCTTTACAGCCCTAGGTTTAACATCTATCGAGCCAGTTCTACGAACCCGGTAATAGTGAGTCTCGCAGTAGGGACTGTTACCTGATCTAATCAGCCTAACGCAATCAGCTACCGAACATACAATAGATGGCTTTGGTGACTTGGGAATGCACCCAGTGGTGCAATACTTCCTGTCCTTCCCACGAGATACTTCATAACTGAATGATTTTAGGCAAGAAACGCACTGCCTAGTCCTTTTACGTGGGCCATCCATCTTCGCCAATTTCCTTCTTAGCACTCACAGATATTCCGCTTTCAATGAGCGTCTTCTTGGTATGACATTCTATGCATATAGATTGTAGCTGAGCCGGCTCACTAGTTCCGCCTTTGGCGAGAGGGATTATGTGATCTACCTCTTGAGCCTCAGTGTATCTACCTGCTCTTAGACATGGCTGGCATAGGTACTTGTCCCTTAGCAAGATAGATTCCCTCAGCCTGCGCCAAGGTCTGCCTCCTCTGCCTTTGCCCCACTTACTCATTCAGGGATCAGTCTATCTAGAACGTAATGGGCGTTGTAGTTCACCCAATAGAACTCTTTCAGGTCGATCCCTTGAGCCTCAGCATCCTTAGCGATGACTTCTGGCACGTACACGGAGAATGGCTGCTCAGGAGGGAGGTCGTCTAACCTTCCTAGCAACTCAGCCATAGCCTTGCGTAGATCGTATTCCCTAGTCATAGCGAATCGCCATTGACTTTATGGAATACCTTAACCAGCTTCTCTACTTGTTCTTCAGACGGATGGTACGTAGCCACTACAGTAACAACTTCATTAGGCAAAAACCGGACCTCAAGGCCTGAACAGGCATTAGTTGGCAACCCTAGGGCTACCAACGCCTCTAATCCGATTGGCTTGTTAGGATCGCCTGATATAGCCATCAGTGGTCAGAGAGCGACGTATAGCCACCCTCTTCCTCTTCTTCGCCGCTTTCATCTTGCATTGCAGCATCAGCAATGACGCTTAGCGAATTTGCGATCCGGTCAAGGCAATCCGCCTGCCATAACGACGCCATCTGATCGACCGTTAAGCTATTCCCCGTCGCCTCGGCGTATTCCATCATCTGTTCCGAGTAGCTCTTTTTCATTGTCTTCCTCGCCGTTAATACCCAACACCATACCCGCTGCCTCAGATACCACTAGGACCGCGCCGATGGCCGCAGCCTGTACGCCCTGCCGCTTGAGCTTCTTAGCGTCTCTGATGGCCTGAAGCTTCTTCCTTCTCTCTGCGCAGGATTTGCAGGCCATTACAATTTGCCTGTGAATTGAATATGAGGAGACGCTTCAAGAATAATTTCGCGGACTGTATAAGCGGCTCGAAACGCATCTTGGTAGCGGGGATGAGCTTCGCCAGATGCAACGGTACGGTTATTCCCCGCCAAAAGCCTCCATCTGTAGCCGTCCTTACTCTTGTAAACCTCAAATCTCGCCGATTTCATGGTTCAGTCCTGATTTCATGGCCTGTAGGCCGTCGTGAATCTCGTTTATGACCTTTTGCTGGCGCCTTACGACGAAGAACCACCATAGGGACAGCAAGAACGCAAAGGCAGCTATCCAGTTAAAGTCAGCCAGCGCAGTGCCTATAGCTGTCCCGTAGCCGAAATAAATCGTGATGGCCCACCAGTCGGTTTTCATCACAGCTCCCGATAGTTTTTGGCCGGAATCCAGCGCCCATCTTTCAGTTTAATCTTACATCCTTGGAATACTTTGTAATCAGACTGAAAGCCACTGTCATTCCACTCGTTGTCGCATTTTATATGTTCAACAGCAACCAACACCCAAAGTAGAACGGCCATGAACAAAATGGTGCTGAATACTATGCCAGCTATCTGCTTTCCTTCACTTCTCATACTTCATACTCGCCGTTGTTTACACCTAAGAACGCAGACTGTAACCGAAACCGGTCACTTGCCTTTGATGCGAGCCTTCAGCTCTCTGACTTCTTCTTCCAGCTCAGCGCGCTTCAGGTCCCAGCCAGCGCGAGCACGGTCATAGAACTCATTGGCCTTACTGGATCGACGGCCCAGGCCAACGCCTACGAAGGCACCTAGAACGGCACCGATCACAAGACCCACAAGAAACTGGAACGAAAGGATGAACTCAAACATGGTTACTCTCCTGGGTTAACTTTCAATTGTTCCGCTGACCACTGTTGCCACAAATCTACGGTTGCGTAGGCGATTTTGCATTTTCCCATGTTTCGGGCGTGGGTGTCGGCAACGTCTGCAATGGCGATAGGGGCTGCATGAGAGATGCTGGTGGGGTCGGGAACGGTACCTTCGATGGCGGCATTGAAGAACAGCCTGAAACCGCCAGACAGGTAGCCAGAATCGACGGGAACGAAAACTTCTCTGATTTTGACAATGGCTTCTCCCTTTTCTTTGATAGTCTTAACCACAGCGACCGTTTTCGTTTCGTACCTGACGGTGACCTTCCCAGCTTCCTTCTTTAGCCGTTCAACCTCCTTCTTGCCGCGCTCTACAGAGGCATTCCATTCGGCCTTAACATCTGCCTGACCAGCCTCATACCGAGTATGTCCGTAGTACCAACCGCCAGCCAACAAAGCCAAGGCAACCCAAACCCACGCCGGGATACGCCCTAGAAATGCCCCGGCGGCGGCAAAGGCGAGCATTAATCTTTACCCTCTACGGTAACTTGCTCGCCTGGGGAAACGGCTACTGTGGGTGTAGGAGCAGCCGTTTGTGCGACAGTTTTAGCTGCATCTGCCATTTTGTCCAAGGTTTCCGTCTGCTGCTTATTGGTGTGACTTGAACCGAAGAAATATGAAATCAGGTCCGAATACTTAGCCAGCAATCCGCCCAAAACGAGCATCACAGCATCCCGGTTGCTGATCGGGATTTCCTTGTTCAGAATTCCCCAACTGAAATAGCCGAGAAACACCACCGTCGCCACAACCAATAGCCCGCCGGACACGTTTAGGGCCAATTGGCGGGCTTCCTTCACTCCGGTGCCTTTCTATTCAGCCAGCGCCAAAACCTACGCGCTAGCTTCTTCAGGCCATAGAGGATCGCGTCAAGCATTGCCGTCTAGAACGTCCGCTGCTGTACGAAGCTGCTCGGATACTGAGCCTTCTCCATTCAGTTTTACACGAATGATGGTTTTCCCTTCTTCTTCAGTTGTATCTGCCGAGCGTTGCTGCTCAGTTCCACCACCGATAATGATCACGACAGCCGGTCCACTCATTTCTTCTTATCCTGTTTGTTGTTGTTGATCGTTTGCAGCCAAGCATCGTGAATTTCGTCTTTCTCGCGAAGTTCGCGGATTTGGCTGGACAGTTCGCTTAGGGCCTCTTTGCTGTCGTTCTTGTTGTCCAAGTACAACGCGAAAATTGCCGCCGCTATCAATGTCACAATCCAAACCGCAATTCCGCCTGCCTCGATCCTGATACTTGCGCTGTTTCGGTTAACGGGTGAAGCCATTTCTTCTACCTTGTCCATCGCGCTATGAACCCGCTTGACTACATCGTCAACCGACGTGTTCGGCATGATGCCCCCTGTTCAGTTCTCGGATCGTCCTCGTAAATAGGCCAAATCCTCGGCAACTTTCTTCAGTTCATCATGCAGTTTGGAGAAATTGACTTGAAAATCCCTTTGAATGTTGGAAAGGTCTTCCCGAGTCACAAACGTGGCAATCTTGCCCTGCAATTTGAACACCCACACGAATAATCCCGTCACAGACGCAATGGTTAGCGCCTGCACAATGGACTCGAAGCTCATTTCAAGCACCATTCGCGCTTCCTCAAGGATAAGTCATGTTCAAGGTACATGCATTTACCTGAAGGAAATGTCATTAACGACCGCCAAAAGCCTTATAGGCCTTCGCTAGCTTGATGTCGTATTTGTTGGCTGAATAGCCGGAGCCGTTATACCCGAAGGCGAATCCGGCCCAATCCTTGCGGCGCAACTCATCGTCCAGATTCCGGCCCTTTACGTAACCGATAAACGCATCCAAATGATCGCGCTCTGATCGATACATGGCATTTATGAATGACTGAAGGGACGAATAGCCGCACACCTTCCAGTTAAAGCCCATGATCTGAAACTTTCCATAACTGGCTGATTGTAATGCGGCTTCTCGGTCTAGACTGACGGCCTGGGCGAGCCGGCGATGCTGATGCTGGCCGGTCGGCCCGTATAGTTTCCGGTCCCAGCGCGCGCTTGAAATGTTGGGATGAGAAGCCCTGAACTTACCCTTGGTCAGTCGATCAAAGATATGGGCTTCAAAGAGAATGACAGGTTCGCCAGTGGGGAGAAAGCCATCGCCCTGAGACTCTACTTCAGCCACAGCCTTGATAGCTGCCGCTTCGCAGTCAAGCTCACGGGCTTTGTCTTGGTAATCCTGTTCAGTAAGCTTCGGCTTTTCTGCCACAAGTCACCCCCTGCGTTCCATCAAGGCTATCACAGTCAATGGGTTGTGAAAAGTGTGGTGCCGCCGTCGGGAGTCGAACCAAGAGGGTATCCCCTCCGAACCTTCAGGTTAAAAGCCTGATGCTCTCCAAGAGCTTCAGCGGCATATAAACAAGTTACAAATATGGCGCTTGCGGACCGGGCTCGATACCGGCTGGTCCTGAGCTTGCTGGCCTAGGGGCCTGCTTGTGAAGTCCATCACTTCCGTCCTCTCCTTTTAGGTTGCAAGGAGCGCTCATTTAACGATGGTGACCCGCTTCCGTCACGCTGCATGTCCCTCCACGCTGCCGCAAGCAAAATAATTAGACTATGGCCTTCGTGGGATTCTAACCCACAGTACGCTGGTCCTCCGGTTCAATCGCCGTCCAGCTTCGCCTTTTTTGACTTTCAGCGTCTAACACATTCCGCCAGAAAGCCATAATCTAATGAAAAGATCCGTTACACGCTCCGGTGGACCAAGCCGGGCTCCCTGCCGGGGAGATTATACTGAAAGGGTTGCTCCGAAGCCTTCTTCGTGCTTTGCCATAGCGCGAGCCACATCAAGGGCCCGATCTTCACTAGGGAACTCTGCAATGACCTCACTACCACCAAGGCTTCTTTGAGTTCGATCCTCTGACATATAGGGGTGGCAGTAACGGGTGACTACATATCGAACCACCGGCCGTATCCGATACTCCGGGCCTGGGACATTCTTCTCGTTGAACATACTATCTCCGCGCCCCGCAGGGCATAAGGTTGAGGGTTGCCGGTTACCATCGTCCGGCATTGCTGCGCCAAGTTAGCATCTTGTACGCGCAATGGGTGGCTGCTTTGACGCATTGAGCCTGCGTCGGGACCCGGTCGCCGATCCGTACTGAGCAATACTGGAAGATTTGCTATTCCTCCCTCCCTCAGTCAATTACGCTATGCGTTTCGCCGTTTACGGCTCATCAGATTGACTTTAAGGCGCTGGTCTCTCCCGGCTGTCACGTCGTTATCCCCGCTACTGGCTCCAGACGTTCTCGTACCGCGATTACTCCAACGGGGTTAGGCCGTGCCTTCAATGCTGGGTTGGCTACGGAAACGATACCAGCGCGTTAAATAGTTCTTGGTGCCGCAGAAGTAGCCAAGCCTACTGGGGAATGCTCTAGGATTGCCCTAAAGCCATGCTGCGGTTCATGGGGGTCACTTTAGCAACTCTAGCGCCGTAAGCCCTTCTGCTCCGCTGGGAGCTGCTACGGGCACATAATCAATACCGTTATCGTAGTCAATGTCCTTCGGACCCCACTGCTTCAGTAACTCTTCGCGGCTCTTAGCCGGCTCAAGGATCGCTTTCATGTTCTTGTTCATATTCAGCCAGTATACGTTATGCGTAGAAGTATCCATCTTTAGCCCTCTGTTTCTCTAGTTCTGCTAGCCATTCTTTTCGGTATTCGGCCGTGTATTCCTTGAGCCACCAGCGCGCGATTGCAATTCGCATGGCGTACTCGTCCACCGAAATACCCGGACGAAGCTCAGCCTTCTCTATCGCGCGCTTAAGCGGGTTTTTTGTCGGGGTTGACATACAGCTTGTTTGAGAAGTAACGGCATTCGCCGCTTGGGAGAGTGTACTAATGGCCGATACGCTTGCCATTGAACATCACGGCTACTTTCGTCGCTGCATAGGCATCAAGGGATTCGTGGTATTTCATGAAAAAAGTCCTTTGAAAAATGCATCAGCGGCGGGACCGAAGTATTTAACCAGCACCGTGGCAATGGCTACACCGAACATGACCCACATGATTTCGATCAGATTGGCTTTCGGAGGAGGAGGAATCTCAAGATTCTTACGGCGTTCTTCATCACCCATCATCCAAGTATCGAAACGATGCTTCTTAGTCTCTGCAAGTTCACGGTTGGCGTCTGATTCGCTTCGGCTCATGTCGTTCCCCTCTCGTTTCCCTGTAGCGAAATCATACTTCGGTTTTTTATGAATTTGTGACCATTCGTCGGCCAATAACTACCGTTAGTCGTCGTCTTGATGAATTTTGGCTACATAGACCCGGTGAAACTCCATTTCCCCATTGTCGTCTAGCCAATAGTCGCCGATGCTAGGCGAATGGACAAAGATTCTACCGATGCTTGGCTGCATCGTAGCGTCTTCCGGAAAAATGTGTGTCCACAGACCCTTTCCGCTTGGGTTGTGGCCGGTGATCGAATAAATCTTCATGCCGGTTCATCCTGTAGAAACTCTACCAGA